CCTATGGAAACCCTTAGCAAACCCTTAGCAAACCCTATGGAAACCCTTAGCAAACCCTTAGCAAACCCTATGGAAACCCTTAGCAAACCCTTAGCAAACCCTATGGAAACCCTTGACAAAGACTTGCAAGACAAGGACCAGGACCAGGACCAGGACAAAGACTCAATTAAGAACAGAGAAGAAGATAAAGACAAAGAAGAAAAGAAAGACATAGAAAAGAATAAAGATACTGCTAAGAATATTAAGCTAAATAATAATAATAAATTACTTAATACAGTATTTGAAGATTTTTGGGAGAAATATCCAAAGCGCAATGGCCGTAAAGTAGGAAAAAAAGAGTGTTTTAACTGGTGGAAAAAGCACATCAAAACAATCGACATGGCCAATAGGATTATAAGAGCCGCCGAAATATTTGCGAAGGATCGCAAGGCTATTGAGGGATTTGCAGAAGACCCGATTCGCTGGTTACGCCATGAACGCTGGGAAGATTATCAGGAAGAAGTAAGAACGAGAAAAATGTCTCTGGCCGAATTAAATTTTTTCAATTGGCTTGAAGCACACCCAAAGGAAAAAGAAAAATGGCTTAAACAACAGCAAGAGAGGTAAAAAGATGAATGCGGATGACAGAATCAAGTTTTCTCAATTGCTTTCGATGTTAGGCGAAATCTATGGTAAACAAATATCTGATAGTTTCGTTGATTTTTATTTCGAGGCATTAAAAGACCTTGAGTATGATGAGTTACATCGCAATGCTATTGATTATGTAAATACTGCGGGCAAAAATAGATATCCTGTACCAGGAGATTTGCGAGGCGACAGCGAAAAAGAAGCACTGGAAGCTTATACGATCATAAGGGAAATGCTGAATAGATTTTACTCCCCAGAGTTGCATGGGATAACCTTGAATATTATCAAGGAAAAGCTCGAAAAAATGGGCAGGCCCGACCTTTTCCCGATGCTGCAAAACTGGGGTGAGGAAATTCTATATGAGCAGAATCCCACAGCAACAAGAGCGCAATTCATCAGAGCATACAGGGCAGAGCGAAAGATAGTTAGAAAAGCTTTGCCGGCCAAAGAGAACAAAGAGCCAAAGATACTGGCCGAGTTTTTATCTTTGCAAGGAGTGAACTAAGAGTGGCTGAGGATAGAGCGGCGACATTTATCTGAAATGATAGATGAAAGCGAATAAGGCTGCGGTGATCTGGCAGCCGCAGCCTTTTTATCCGTTTTCGCCTGAATGGAAAAAATCAAAATTGGTTTGGGTAGCTGAAAATCCAGATGACCAAGAAAAAAACAATTTGCTAATAATATGGGAAAGAATGGAATGAAATGCCGAGCGAATGCAATTTGTGATTGGTTTGAACAAATGGGCTTGCCCAAACCAGACGCCGAATATCGCTTTCACCCGTCCCGCAGGTGGCGCTTTGATTATGCTTGGCCCCAAAAGAGAATAGCTCTTGAGGTTGAGGGTGGTATATGGATTCAGGGCAGGCACGTTAGAGGCTATGGCTATGAAAAAGATATCGAAAAATATAATCAAGCCCAGCTTTTAGGCTGGATAGTGCTTAGAACCGTTCCAAGAAAGCTAATGACATCAGCAACAATAAATTTGATAAAAAGAGCAATTGCAGAAAACAATTTAAGGAGCAAGAAAAATGAGAATCAGTCTTTATAAGGCAAAGACAAAGGACATCTTTTATCTTTTTCTATGGTCTAAGATAACTGTCCCGATTTACAAATTAAAATGGAGCTTAACGCTGATAAAAAAAAGACGCAGGTTCAGGAGATTGTGTGAGAGCTTCTTATAATTCTAATTTGAGGCAGAGATGGAAATAACAGAAATAACAATCCTAAAGCGGGATAAGCGCAAACTTAAAGCTTTCGTGAATGTTGTGTTTGATAATTCATTCGCTGTAAAAGGAATGAAAATTATTCAATGTGCTAAAGGGTTATTGCTTGTTATGCCAACACGAAAGCATAATGGTGCTTATTTAGATGTAGCTTATCCAATAAATCGAGCTTTCAGGAAAAAGCTCGAACAAAAAATCTTTGATGAATATACTCAGGTGATTAATGGCCAAGCCTGAGTCCAAAGCAGGCAGAGTTTTTTCTCCTCCGTTTAGACTCTGCCTGCTAAATTTTAATACTTAGAAGCTATGTCATTGAAAAAGAAGCTCTACAAAAATTCATTGAAGAAGCGCGGGGAAGGTTTGAAGATAATCAAGAGCCGGTGTTTCCTATTGTGCCGCAGTTTTCAGAACAATACAATTATGTCATTATTTTCTGTGATAATCAAATAGACTGGACATAATTAATTGAGATTCTGAAACTGAAAAAGGAAAAGTGTTACAAACAACAAAAAATAGGAACTGGGCGGGTTCTCACATTTGCGGAGTTTATGGAATTATGGACATCAAGATCGTAATACCGAGCCATAAAAGACCCGATAAAGTGATTGCAAAGCGAGCGGTCTTAGATGCTATTATTTGTGTACCCGAGGCCCACGAATCCGAGTATAAAGAATCTAATCCAGAGCATGAGATTGTCACCCATCCAAACGATGTTGTCGGGCTGGCCTTAAAACGGCAATGGATTTATGAGCATTTCGGAAATGTCTTTATGATTGATGACGACGTTACCGCGATGTATCGAACCTATTTGCCGCCAATTAATAAAAATGAACTCGTTGAATATGGTTGCTTTATTGATCCGAAAACAGCAAAATTAATTATCCAGAGAACCGCCGAAATGACTAAAGAAATCGGAGCTTATTTATTTGGCTTCCAATTCGGTGCTGATATGAGGAATTTCACAAGCTTAAAGCCTTTTCGCCTCACTGGGTATGTCACTGGTTGCGCGATGGGTTTATTAAAAGGCAGCAAATTGTATTTCGTTAAAGAGGCGGAATTGGTTGAGGATTACTGGGTCAGTTTGCTTAATGCTTTTCATCACAGATATATTTTTGTTGACGAACGGTATGGTTTTAAACAAAGGAAAACATTTAAAAACATTGGCGGGTTGGCAAAGTTTAGAAATGTTGAAAAGGAAAAACAAGCCACTGAATTTTTAAGAAAATATTTTGGGAGCGCAATAAGACCCAAAAAGCGAACAAGGGGCAAAAAGTCACACCCTTATGAGCGAATAATGAGTTTACCTTTTTAAACAAAACGGAGTATAATTATGAACTACTATAACAAGAAAACAGGCGTAAGAGAATCGTTGCAGACAGTATCGGGATATGATTTCAGCGAGGTGGCGAGCGCATTTCAGAAATCAATTAGACGTGGACTTGAGGAAGATGCACTATTTTGGGGCATTGAACTTTATAAATCCAATTTCTATGAATATGCTTGGAAACGCATGAAGATTATATGTTCAGAAGATGTTGGACTTGCCGAACCTAACGGTCCCGCAATTATTCATTCTCTTTATAGCATGTTTAACGAGCAGAAGAAAAAGGAAGATGTCAAACATGCTCCAGAGCGGTTATTTTTCGTTCATGCGATTTTGTGGTTGGCGAGAGCTAAAAAGAGTAGAGTTGTTGATCACGCTTTGATTTATCATTTTGAAAAGCATGCGCAGCTAAAAAGACAAGTACTTGATTGGGCTTTAGATAAACATACGGTCAAAGGCAGGATGAAGGGCAGAGGTTGGCAGCATTTCTTCGATGAAGGAATCAAGCTTGAGAATAAAGCTGAGGTTGACGGCGAACAGGAATATTGTGAAAAGGCCAGAGCCGCCATTATGAAAGAGCAAACGATTGATATGTTTGAGAAATTGAGTTAATCTGCGCTTTGAGCGCAAGGGAGATATAATGAAAAGCAAAAAAACTGGACACGAAGATAAAGAGGAAAATTTTTGATGTACAAATATAGTATACGGGTTATTGAAAATATGTATTATCCTTGTGGAATAATTTTAGATAATCTGACTTTACAAAAAGCAAAGAAAGCTTTGAAGGGTATAAAGTCAGATTTTTCAAATGCTGAGATAGTGCGAGTGAAACTATCTCCAAAAGGGTTTGACACTAACAAGGTTGAAATATTGAAAGGAGACAAAAAATGGGAATCATTATTCTCGGAATAGTAATTTTATTTTTTGTTGTATTGGGGTTGGTTGCTTTAACTAAATCAAATCAAAATTATAGCAACCGAAATGGTGGATGGGGCTGGTAAGAAAATGAAAGAAATTATGAATAAAAATAATTTTGATGATCCAGTTATCACACCATTTGTGCATTATTATCTTGCTTTTGGCTGGAAATTAAAAATAAGAAATAAAGCCGCAGTTTTGCATAGATGTCCCCGATGCAAAGAGCCTTATTATTTTACTTTTTTTAAAGGTGATGTAGAAATAAAAAAATGCCCATGGTGTGATTCTATTGACGATGTTAGCAAGCCGTGTACGATGAAAAAACATAAATGAGTTAAAGGTGAACTCGGTATTAGATGTATTTATTGTAATTTATACTTATAGGCTTGCTAACATATTGATAGCCCGCTTGTATAAGATAAGGAGTCATTATGAGCAGCGAAAATTTACAAAACGGAGAATATAAAACTTCAAATGGTTCAATTGTAAATATATCTGGAAAACATTCTGGTATCGTAAAAGTTACTTTTGACTGGTTTGAAGAAAACGCTTGTATTGATTGTGTTCCAGAGCTATATCCAAAAAATTTTGGTAAAAATGATTGGCGATTAGTTTGGCATTGTGAATATTGCGGTGGTGGTAATGCAAGATTACAACCAGCCCGCTAACATATTGATAGCCCGCTTGTATAAACAAGTGTAAGTTACAAAAATCTTAAACGGAGGACAATTAGGTGTTTTAACAATGCCTTATTGTCCTTTTTTTATGCTTGGTAGGTGATGAAATATGAGAACCGAAAAATTTAAAAAAGAAGATATACTAAAAGCAATACGTCAAAATTTTGGAAATGTGTCGGCAGCTGCGAGAAAACTTGGCTGCTCGCGGACAACAATTATGAATTATGTCAAAAGATATAAGTGTTGCAGGACGGCATTGCAAGAACAGCGTGAAAGCATGGTCGATGACGCTGAAACAGGCTTAAGAACAGCAGTGCTCAATCAGGAAGATTGGGCAATAAAGTTCGTCCTAATGAATTTAGGCAAAGACAGAGGTTACGGTATAGAAAAATTCGAGCATGAACATTCAGGAATGGTGGCAGCTCCGACAACCTTTGCAGAATGGTTAAGATTCGAGAAAAATGGCAAGATGGATAAGACCTAAATATAAACATGCTGTTGAATATCAAAAGGACTGGAATGCTTTTGCAAGAGATATTCTCGGTGTCAGGCTTGACAGAAATCAAAGGAAAATCCTAAAGTATATTCAAAGTTGGCATAGAGTAACCATACGTTCAGGCCATGCAGTAGGCAAGGATTATTTAGGGGCGGTTGCGGCGTTGTGCTTTTTATACCTGAATGACCCTTGCAAAGTGGTTGTGACGGCCCCGACTGGCAGACAAGTAATCTCAATTATGATGTCTGAGATTGCGAAAATTCATGGAAATGCAAGAGTGCCGCTTGGCGGAGAGGTCTTAACGAATAAAATCAAATTTGAACAACGTGATAAATTTTTAGAAGGCTTTAAATCTTCCGAAAAAGATACAGAGGCTTGGCAGGGTTATCATAGTCCAAATTTAATGGTTGTAGTGACTGAGGCGAGCGGTATCGAACAAACGACCTTTGAGGCATTAGAGGGTATTTTAACAGGAAATTCTAAATTAATCTTAGTTGGAAATCCGATAAGGCCAATTGGAGAATTTTATCAGAGCTTTAAAAATCGGCGATATAAAAAATTTCATCTTTCGTGTCTCGATTCGCCCAATGTCAGGGCAAAAAAGATTCTAATACCCGGGCAGGTTGATTATGACTGGGTGGTTGATAAAATAGAAACGTGGTGCATTCAGATTGATAAGGAAGCATTCAATCCTGATTCACACGATTTTAAATGGGAAGGCAAATATTACAGACCAAACGACCTCTTTGTTATCAAGGTTATTGGTGATTATGTTGAAGATTCTGAAAACAAATTAATTCCACTTTCATGGCTTGAGTCTGCTGTCGAACGGTGGCATGAGCGCAATGGAAAGGGATATGGTAATCTTCATCTCGGTGTCGATGTTGCCGGTATGGGTAGAGATGAAACGGTTTTTGCATTTAGAAAGGGGAACACAGTTGAAAAGTTAAAATCGTTCTCTAAACAAGATCACATGCAAACTGCCGGCAAAATAATAAATGAATTGAAATTGCCCGAAGATGCAGATTTTATTGACACTATTGGCGAGGGTGCTGGTGTGCATTCCCGCCTTATTGAGCAAAAAATAAACTCGGTAAGCGTGAAGTTTTCAGAATCAGCAGAGGGGTTGACTGATAAAACAGGCGAAAGGAAATTTGCTAATATGCGAGCTTATTGCTATTGGGCTGTTAGAGATGCTTTAGACCCGCAATTTGGGGGTGATTTAGCTCTGCCGCCTGATGACATTTTAAAGCAAGAACTTAATGAGATTACATTTTTTATTAATTCGTCAGGCAAAATACAGCTTGAAAAAAAAGACGACATCAAAGCTCGACTTGGAAGAAGCCCTGATAGAGCCGATGCAGTGGCTTTAAGTTTTGGCAAAATGCAAAAAGTAATAGCAGCTTCTATTAGTTTGCGAAAAAAAATAACATAATTAAGGAGAGTAAAAGATGAGCGTGTTCACTGGAATTTTAAACAGATTAAAAAATCCTTTTTCCAAAGAGACGGAGAAAATTGACAAAATTGTGAGAGCACATGAAAGGCAAGAAGGGAATCTCACAGCTCAAAGCGAGTTCGATTTTAGACCCACTCGCTTGTCTATTGAGAGTCAGATTAATTATTTGCCCCGAGGCTATTATAATCAGGCTCGAACAGCGTGGGAGATGTATTCAGAAGATGACCGCATAAGAGCAAATTTAGACGCACTTGCAGAAGATGCAACAGAGATTAACAGAGAGGGCAGACCCTTTAATATTGAAGTCAGCAAAATCGGCAGCAGCATTGAAAAAGAACAGGATGAGGAAAAACTTGAAAATTTGTTTAGAGACAAATATCAATCTTTAGGACTGTTTAACAATGCAACAAATATAATTAAATGGTCTTTACTGGAAGGGTCAAGATTTTATCGGATTGTAGTTGACTTTAACACAAAAGAGATTATTGAGTTGCGGCACATTAAAGGCCCCAAAAAAGGATTTATTACAGTTGAAATTGATGAAGGACAATTCAAAGGCTGTTATATTCAGTTCGAGTATTTAACACAACAGCCAGTAGCCATTTTTGCGCCGTGGGAGGTTGTACGATTCGACTGGAATAAACCTGATGAAGATAATTTCGGATTAAGTTTTTTAAGCAGCGCATCGGTTAATTGGGACAGATTGTTCAAGACCGAAAAAGATTTATTCACAGCACGAAAGAAGCGAGCTTATCCGCGCCTTAACAAGCAATATCCTAACGCAACAATTGAGGAGCTAAAATCAATTATGGCAGCAGAATTAGAGGAGGCTAAAAAATATGGCGATGAAACTATCGAAGCTATTCTTTATACCACAGGCGATGCTAAAATTTTGGAGGCATCCAATAGCGCATTATTCAATATTGATGACGTGAGATATGCACAGTCAAAATTGTTTGCATCTTTGAGACGTCCGGCAGCCCTAACTGCAGGCTATGGCTCAGACACGGCAAACAGGTCTATTCTTGAAAGACAAGAGCACAGATATGTAAAAGGCCTTTTGCCTGCTATCTGCAATATGTTTGCTAATGGAATGAAAAAATTGAATACAGTGCAGCTAATCCTTTGGGGATATTTACCACAGGATTGGGAGGTTAATCTAATATGGCCGAAAAAATCTGTCGAAGATAAACGAATCTTAGGATTGATTGCCAAAGATGGTGTTGATAGAATGGCATTGCCTCTGTCGGTTTATGCAGAGCTTTTTGATAGAGATGAAAAAACAATCAAGAAAGAAATTGAGGAAGATTTAGCTTGGCGGGCTGAAATAGAGGAAAGATTTAGCCCCTCTTTAGTAGATGTCGGATTTCAACCACCTAAAGATGAAAATGGTTGAGATATTTAAGGCTAATATCTATGACTCATTACGATTTAGTTGTAAATCTTGCTACGGCAAAGAATACGCCGTATTATGAAATTCCTTTAGGAAGTGTTTGGGCTGGACAATTATCATGCAATCCGTCAACACAAATTGCAGATGTCCTAAATATTAGGCCATCATATACTCAATTTTGTATTGATATCTTTGAAGTGAAAGTTAGTAGAAATGATTTTTTGTCCGATATTAAATCAGATAAATGGCGAGGTTATCTTAAATTTTGCAATCGGTTTTATTTTGCAGTAAAAAAGGGAATTGCGAACAAAAATGAAATCCCACGGGAAGCGGGGCTACTTTTATTTAATTGTGAAAAAAAATCATGGCATACTGTAAAACGAGCTGCCGTTAGAAAAAATGAATATGATAAAGATTTTTTGTTGAGCCTTATTTTCTATAAGAAAAAAATATTAAGAAATTTAAAAAACAGATATCTTTTTCAGAATTATTACACCAATTCGAGGAAACTTTTAAAAAAGAAGGGTATGGATTTATCTAAAATGATTTCGTTTTATAATAAACATAATCAAAATAATAAAAGGTATTTTTAAAACGAATTTGTAAACTTTGTGGAATTAAGATAATGCAAAATGAAATAATTTACAACGATGGAGTTATCCGAATAGTGTTTGTTCCTAAAATTATAAACCAAGTTGAGGGGCAAAGGTTTTATTACGATTTGGTTTGGGAAGCCAAATCAAAGAACACAATGGCAATGGGTGAGGAGATTTGGGAGCAAACTAATAAAGGACAATTTATTGGAAATTTACGTTCATTAGAAGATTGGCAGAACTTAGTCACGCTAAGTAGCATTGTAGCTTATTTTCTGTTAAGAAAATTAAAACCATCTGGGCCAACGCCTGATAATGAACATTATGCAGAGGCTTTGGAATACTTTGGGGGCCGAGACGTCCATGAGGCTGAGGTTTTGAGGTTGGCTCAGTATCTTGATGAAAAAGACAAAGAGCAACAAAAAAAATCTAAACAGGAAAGAGATAAAATTCTCAACATGGTTTACGAAACATTAGACCGTTATAATATCAACGAAGTGGTCAAAAATAAAATTCAAGAAAATTACAAAAATATGGAAGGAGGTGAAAAATAATGGCTCAGAAAGGCGTCCCGAAACGTGACGGCAGTGGTGGGGGGACAAGAAAAAATCAAGGTCGTGGTGGTTGTCCTCCATCCAAACAGCCCGGAACTGGCAAGGGAAGTAATCGGAGGTAAAGAAAAATAGGGCGGTAGAATAAATTAACAAGTCTCTGAAAATTTGAGTTAAGGTCTCTTCTACCGTCCTGAGATTATTTACAAGAAAAACATGGACACATATTTAATATGAACATTTCAGAATATCAGCGCTTGATATTAAAAAGCCGAGACAATCACGTCAAGATTACTGATGAAACAATTAAAAAGTTAAATGAATCATTTGAGCGGGCTTATGAAAGAATAGAGCAGATGCTTTTTAAACTTGATTCAGATACCCGCAAAACAGCACAGAGAAAATTTTGGAAAGCCAAAAAAGATCAGCTATTGAATATCGCCGATGAACTTGCGAACGGCTTTAGCGAGGAACTTAGAAATGGAATGAATCTCAGCGCCTTACAAACTGTAAATATCAACAAGATGGCTGAGGAAATGATGCTGGCGGGAACTGATATTGCAATAAGCGACCAATTTCCTTTAATCCCGCTACAAGCTGTTAATTCAGTTTGGAAACGAATAGGCTCAGATGGGTTGATGCTAAGCAACAGAATTTGGGATTTGAGAAAGCATATTCATAAGCGAATCGATGCAATAGTAATGTCGGGAATCGCAAGAGGTCAATCGGCAGTGAATATGGCTAAGGATATACAATTTGATATTCTTGGAATAGGCAGTTTTGAAGATATTCCCGAAAGCCAGCGCTGGACAACTCGAATTTCAAAGGCAGTCAGAGCACGTGGTACGATTCACTATAATGCTTTGCGATTGGCAAGAACTGAAATAGGCAACGCTTACCACGAAGCAGATATTATGTCTGCTATGGCTTCTAAAATTCTGGCTGGCATTCGATGGAATTTGAGTCCAGCTCATGGACAATATGATATCTGCGATACATTGGCGAGCATAGATTTGTATGGCTTGGGAAGCGGCGTTTATCCGCCGGAGAATGTCCCTCTTTATCCGCACCCAAATGATATGTGTTACACTACAAGGGAATTATTGCCAAAATCCGATTGGGGCAAAACAAGGCCAAAATTAACACCGAAAAAAAATATCAAATTTGAACATCCAGAAACCACCACGTTTTTGGACTCTACACGGAAAAAACAGATAGAGCGCAAGGTGACGACTAATTATAAAAAGAGAATTGAAAAACAATTTTGGTCAATGATGAACAATATTGTTGGTTCAAAACGATTCAAAGGGATTGATTAATGTCGATTAAAACGGATGTTTATATCGTTCGTGAGGCTGGCGGGAAAAAACACATTCAACAAGTTACACTGCCATGCGATTATGATAACGGTTTTTTTGGAGAGTTGCTCATTAAATTTCAGAATGGGGCAATGGTACACTCAAGCATCCCACGGCAATCAATACCGATTCAGACAATCACCAGAGAAGATTGGGAAAAACTAATTGGTGACTATAATGAATAATCTTGAAGATGAAAAATTTAGCAATGATATTTTATTGCATAAGACTTATGACAGCCGCGAGGCAGACGGTTCAGTTCAGATAGAAAAGAGACCTATGGATTTTTTTACTGAAAATATTTTTAAATCAGAGGCTTTATTATTATTCAAATGGCTTCGCAGAAATTTACCGTATGGTACATGGCTTGAATTATCAAAATTAATTATTAAACGAAATGCAAATTTAAAAAAAGATGTTGACAAGAATTTTTAATTTTTTTATATTTTATTAAGAAATTTTGAGATTATTTTTGTTTCGCCTGAATAGCTAAGGTGATCGGAAAAACCGAAGCCGCGGCGTTCTGGTCGTTTGAAGCGATTAGAATGTTGCGGCTTTTTTTGTTTATAATCTCAGTTTGCCATGTTTGTCTGCCTGTGGCAGACAGGGCGGCTCGCAAACTGAAATGTACCAAATCAAAGCAAGGAGTTTAAACTGCCTTACCAATACCCGAACAATATCCCGACTTATTTAAAGAACCTGCCGGCAGGCGCGCAAAAGCTTTTTATCAAGGCTTTTAATGCAGAATATGCAAAAAGCAAAAACGATGAAAAGGCACGCATGGCAGGCTGGGGAGCAGTTAAAGCAAAATACAAAAAAGTAGGGAATAAATGGGTCATCAAAAAACAAGAGGAAATAGTTATGGATGACTATCAAAATCACTTAGAACCGCTGAGCGAAAACGAAGATAACGAGTTGATAGAAGAAAAGAGCGAAAGAGAAAAAGCAAAAGAAGCTCAGGAGGCAAGAGCTAAGAAATATGGCATAGGCATAAAAGAGGGCGGGCATGTTACAAAGCCTTCGCAGTACAAAGATGTTGCTGAAGATGATTTCTTAGATGCCTGTGTAACAGGCGATACTTTAATTTATACCAATCCAGAAGGACCTGTGCCTATTGCTGAAATTAAGGAAGATAATTTCGTTTATTCTTTTGAAGGCGGATTCCAACCTTTTCTATCTATTGGGGAAGAAAGGTGGGGTGGCAAAAGAAAATACGAAAAACAGAGATTCGTCGGCCAATTAAAAAAGAGAAAAGTACTTGGATGGAAAGAAGTTGGCGTTTTCCCGATTTATGAAATTTCGACGGGCCATGATAAAATCAAGGGCACTGCTGAACATCCGATATTAACTCTAAAGCGAGATAAACCTTTGGGGCGCAGATTAGAATGGACGCGACTTGATCATATCTGTAAGGGCGATCTTCTTCTTATTGTTAAAAAATTACCTAACGAAAATAATAACGGCCATTCTTTAGCAGAGATGAGATCTTTGGGTTTTTATTATGGCGATGGGTATTTAGAGTATAACAAATATGGGGCACATAGTTTAAGACTTGCTTGCTCTGGTAAAGAGGAAGCTGAAAAATATAAAGCAATTCTTGGTGAAGCCTATCCTGATTATGCTGAAAGAATTAAAATCTATCCTCACCATCAGCCGCCTAACAAATGCTATGAAGTTAGGCTTCATTCTGTTGACATTGCACGGAAATTAGTAAAACTTTGTTGCGCTGGCAATCAACATAATAGAAGAATACCTAAATGGATTTTCCAATTATCAGAAGATGCAATATCCGAATTTTTAAAAGGCTATATAGATGCCGATGGGCATACACCTCAAAATGGGCAACATTATATTGTTTCATGCAATAAGCAATTATTGGAGGATGTTAAGGTTCTTGCCAAATATGCTGGATGGTGGAGCAGCAACATTTATGAGCGCAAACCAACAAAGAATTTTGGGACGGAATCGTTTGCTTATCAAATTGTACTTTATTCAAATTATCGGCCTCAGGGTAAAGTATTTGGTGGACGCGACATATTTCTTGAAAACGAACAAATTTTTACAGTTTCAAGAGTTCGAGATATCAAACAATTGTCGCCTGAACCTGTTTATGATATAATGGTTGAGGGTTCGCATAATTTTGTTGCTAATGGTTTTATCGCACATAATACTAATTTCCGTTATCCCGCCGATAAAACACACCTTAAAGCTGCATTAGCGTATTTTAATCATACTGAGAATAAAACAAAGGGAGGCTATACCGATGAGGAGTGGGCTAAGATGGGGAAAAGATTGGCCTCTAAGCTTGGTGATGAATATATGTATGACCCCGATACTAAGCAAGTAGTCAAAAAGAAAAAGCAAAAAAAAGAGGAGATTGAAGGGGGACTGGATGAATATCGAAACAAAGTAAATCAAGCAGTCAAAGCGCATTTTGGAAAAGAATACGATGTGATAGACATTGTAAAAGAATATGTGATTTTGAATAAATGGAATGAGGAGGAAATGAATTCCATCTATTTCAGGGCATCATTTAAGGAGACCGATACTGGTTTTGAATTTGGTCCTCTTGAACAAGTCGAAATTAAGCAGGTTGTTAAAAAGAAAACCGAAGAACAAAAGCAACTCGATCCTGAAAAATTTCTAATTGAGGAAAAAATCGAAACTTCAGATAAAGTTGAGTCAGGCCATGTTTTTAGTTTATCTGGCAAAATCTTGCTGGAAGAAAATCAAGACAAGGACAATGGACTTGTTGTAAAGGCAAAAGTGCCGATGATCAAGTTCAATACTTTTACAGAAAATGGCAATCGTTATTTAGATGAATGTTGGACTTGGTTAGAAGAAGATTTAAAACGGCTCAAAGAGTCGAAGTCATCAAGGAAAGTCCTTGATATGTTTCCAACACATAGACCGGCGCTTGATCCAAAGCATCCAGATTATTTCAGACAGCGGGCTGGGAAAATAACAGGAGTATCGTCCAGTGATGGTATTGGCTACATACATTTTGAGACTTTAAAAACAAGCGCAGGGCAAGACATGGCTGTCTTGCTGTTAGAGGAAATGGTTGACGGTGTAAGCCTGCGGGCATTTCCCAAAAATGGATATTATGAAGCTAACAACATGGGCGGCGATGACGTCCGCAGACTCACATTATTAGGGGCAGATTTCACAGATGTTGGCTCAATGCCGTTTTCCGATGAGGAAAAGGGTTTTCATCTTGAGGAAAAGAAGGAGGATAATATAATGGAAGAAAAAGAAAAGAAGGAATTAGAGGAGCTAAAGGCACAAAAGGCTAAATTGGAGGCTGAACAAAAAGCTTTAGAGGAAGAAAAGAAAAAGCTCGAGGAAGCCCAAAAGCAGGCCGCCTATGAGGCTCGCAAGAAGATGCTGATTGAGCATGTTACTGAAAAGGTAAATGAACTTGAGGGACTTGGCGATTTGGTAAAGGCAAATATTCTCAGCGAGAGTAAGGAGGCCGTTGATGTGATCATGGCCGAAAACGAAAACGATGAGGTTGCCAAATTGAAAATTGAGGAGTTCATTAAAGGAAAGGCTGAGTCACGCAAAAAAGAAATTGCTGAATCACTTCAAGAGTCAATGAAGGCCCAGAAAGAGTTTGTTACCAATCCAAACGTAATTAGTACCCTGAAAACCGAAGAACGTGCTAAGGGGATTTTGCAAGAAGAAACAGGCGGGTCTCACAAAGTCCGCGATATCATTCTTTCCAGAATTTTCAAACGTCCTGTCTATGATAATGGCCGATTCTTGTTGGAGGAATGGGATGAGCGATTAAGGCCATTGCTGAAGCTGCAAAAATTATATATGCAGTTTACAGGCCGAACTGGCGGTGACCTGTTATCTCCGGGTGGTCAGCTTTACGAAACTTTAATCACCGAGGAAGTGCAGAAAAACTTTAGGCCATTACTGGAAGCTAATGAAGCTACGACTTCCACAGTTATCGGTTCAAATTTACCCACTGAGGTAGCTGCTGCAATCATTTACGGCGCATGGCCACAAACAATTGCGATGAACATTGCTGTTACAGGGGATATGCTGTCCACGACAAAAGACATCTTTGAGATTGGTTATCCGACTGGCGATAATGTTTTCAGGCGCGGACAGCATGAATTTGGATGGGTAGATGAAGCGAATCCTGCAACACTGGTAACGACAACTGCAAATCCTACCACCTATGGTGATTTTGTTGATGAAGGTGCATTATCCCCATCGAGTAATGAGTATCCGCAGCCTCTTTTTGCGAGATTGATTGAAGTCCCTGCCGGCACTGATATGGTAATCACGATTACCGGAAAAGATGAAAATGGAGACACCGCAACTTGGACGGTGACCTTTTATACAACCGATGCGGCTGGCACTATTAAACGCTGTACACCTACGAATGTCGGTCAGAAATGTACAGACGTGACAGGTGTTAGTGTCGCTGATTCATCTACTCTAACTGCGGGACAGGTTGGTTTCTTTGTCGAAAAGCCCATCACCGGCGCAACGGCTGGCAGCGCAGAGGACAAATCTTATTTAGGAATTGTCAAGAGCCAAGCCACTGCGCAAGATTACGATCTCGGCGCCAGAGTTGATATTTCCACAATTGAAGATATGCAGTTGGCTATGCGAGACAAAGGCAGCGGATTAGATTATTTGACCCTGTTGGTGCAGACCATAATCAAGTCTATCGTTGACACTATTGACAAGAAGATTCTTTATGAAATTGTGGATGACGCCACAGGTGGTGATCAGACTTTTGTTCAATCGACCCCGGACGAAGGATATACCCAAGCCGAATGGAACAAGAAGTTCTTATATTATTCCGACTTGGTTGTTGATGAAACTGCATTGGCTGGAAACTTTGAACCCGACTGGATGGTTTGGAGTCGTGCAGACCGTTCTCGTTTTATGGAATGGCTTGGAGAGGGCTGGACGAAATATAACGTGAATCGCAACGAGTTGCATTTATCAAGCCGAAGTGTGGGCAATGTTTCTGGTTGCGAAGTCTTTGTAAGCCCCAATGCAAGACGTTCGAGGGTGGCTGTTGGTACAAGATCGACAGGCATCCACTATTATGTCTATGTTCCGTTTGTAATTCTTGGCCCCCAGTGGGTCCCGGATACCAAGACAAAAGCAATCATGGTTCACCATCGAGCGGCTTTGAAAATCACGCAGCCCTTGACACTTGGCAAATTATCTATTTCATAAACTACCGAAATAAAATGCGAGGCTATGCGGTTTTTAGCCTCGCATAACTATTTAAGGAGGAGCTTATGGCTTTTCGGATTAGAAACAGAAGCAGTGAAATTCAGGTCATTTTTCTGCAAGGTGAAAAAATTGAAATCGAACCGGACAAATTAAGCGAAGTTCTTGCTGATAGATTCAGAAGTGAATTTGAGCTAAATGAATATCCGTGGGCTGTAATTGAACCAGAAAAGGAAATTAAACTTGAGTCAATAGGCCCGATTAAAATAGAAAAACCGATTAAAAAACGAGGCAGAAAAGCTAAACCTAAAACTTAAATAAAATAATTGGAGGTAAAAAATGCTTAGAAAGCCTGAGCGCAAATCTATACTTGCCACTGCGACATCTCTTGGTTCAAGTTATGGTAAAATTGGAAATGCAATTAATATTCAGGGAATGACTGGATTGACATTGCATTTACATGAATCAGCGAATCAAGAAAATGCTGTGGTAAAACCCTATATTGCCATTTCTGGCAATGCACCAACTTCAAATAGTGGGCTATATCAATTGGTTGACAGTACAGGCGCGGAAATAGAATTTACTGTATTGCAAAATGAAAGGGCTTCTTTTGACCTGAAAGGATTAAGCGGCAGATACATCCTTTTTTATGGGAAAGGAGCAACTGGAACGAATGCAGATATAACAGCTTTCTTGACAGGGAATAAGCCGCGCATTGATGGCCAAGTTCCTGAACCTTTAAATTCACAAATTCTTGCGGCCACTGAGATTAGTTCCACAAGCTACGCTGATAAAGGAAATGCGATAAATATACATGGCTATTCTGATTTGTGTCTGCATGTTGCTGAAAGCGGAACAAGCGAAGGGGCAAAAATTAAAGTCTTTGTGAGCCATACAGGAAATGCTCCAACAGCGACAACTAATTTACAGCAATTTGTAGGAGATAACGGGGCAGAACTTGAATTTACAGTTCTTAAAGGCGAAAAAGCCAGTTTCCCATTAACCGGATTGACAGGTAAGTATCTTATGGTACAAGTTAAGAAAACTACGGGTGGCTCTGGGAATGCAACAGTTGCAATTGATATAACTGGCAATGTCACAAATTTATAAAGAGGAAAAAATGAAACGATTAATTTTCTTTTTAGTCCTGATGGTCTTGGCTTGCTTTTGCTATGGACAGGAAAAGACATCTCTAATGTTTGGCAAAAGCGATATACAAATATTGACTTGGTCAAATATCAATGGCAGTCCTGCGGATTCTGTTAAAAGAGTAGGAACATCTGGCAATATCAACTATGAGATAGTTGTACGATCCACATCAACCGCTACTGGCGGAGTGGTTAAAATAAATTTTCGGAATTTAGATAAGCATAGAGGCTTCGATAAGTATATGAAAGCGGGAACGGTTGATTCTGTTTCGATTGCGAACTTTAAGATATTTTTTAACGATACGTTAAGCGTCAATGATAAACTCCGCATTCGATATACAGATAAAATATCAGTCAAGGTTGATAGCGTTGGTGGGGCTTTTGAGGCTCGCTGGGATTCATGTTATGTTGATACGGTGACTGTGATCTCTGCAACACCTGATACTATCATTTTGCAACGGGATTTTACTGATGGTCTAACAATAATCACAAGTGCAAATCTTCAATTTAGATCAAACAGAATTAATGGATGGATTTTTCTTGCTGCTGGAAATAATATATTTATTCCAGTTAGGCATACTTCCAATGATACGGTATTTATAAAATCTGCATCTATCCCAGATGTAATGATAATACGAGGAAAATAAAATGAGAATAAAAATATTGATTTTGTGTTTGTTTTTAACAGCATCTCTTTCTTTTGGACAACATGTTTCTATTTCAACAAATCTCAGCGGAATTACCAGCGATGGTGATAGTCTTTATCTCGGTTTGCCTATATCTGGTGATTTGATAATTCATGGTAACGTACGTGTTCCTCAAACAAATTCATATTGGAATTTTGGTAGTACTTGGGGGAGTAGTGGGTATGGGTTGCGGGATAATAATGGGACGATACAAGTTAAGAATAGTGGCGGAGGATGGGGAGATATACAAGCTAACTGGACTCGTTCTGGTGGTGAAGTTTCTCCTGCCACGACTACTGATAATATAGTAGTGACAGATACGCTTGAAGTACGTTCAGAGGTGCAGAGTTTTCCACTTGGAAACTGTTTGTCTCTGAACGGGACGAGTCAGTATGCTTATAGTAATAATTCTGATGAAGTAAATTTTGAGTATGATGATTTTATGGAGACTATATGGTTTAAATCAGACGGAACAACGAATCAAGGCTTGATTATTAAGCGGGAAAGCAGTTCGACTTCATATTTTGATTTTTATGTAAGAAGCAGTAATCCATATATCCAGTTCTTGTTTAACGATGGAACCGGGGGAATTACAATTGTGTCTTCGTATAATACTTCTTTGTTAGATGGTAAATGGCATAATGCTTGCGTAATTATTGACAGAAGCGATTATGGTTATGTTTTTGTGGATGGGATTTTTATCGCTGCTGCTGATATAAGTTCGAAAACAGGGAGCATAACAAACACACATAAATTGTATGTAGGCGCTATGCAAAATGGTTCGTTACTTTTTAATGGTGATATAGATGACGGACATATTTTACGTTTTGGTAAAGATGGCCTTTATGTTACGAATGGAGGAGGTGGGGGTTCTACTATAATTAAAGTAGGAGATAGCAACGGTGATACAATTTGGGATCAGGCGAACGGTATTAGTTTAATTCCACTGATATATAAGTCTCCGTATGCGAGTTTGAGCGATTTGGGGTATGGAAGTCTTGAGGATGCAGATAGGACGGAATGTCTAAATGAGACAGATTTTGCTTCTCACGCCAAGTGGGATGTGACTGGTGAAGTCGACGACACTGGTGGAAATGCTGCATTTGTATTCGCTGGGGGTAGTCTAAATGGAACTCTGACTCAGACGGCGGCAAACAGGGCAAATGTTGGGGATAACTCGTCTTGGTACGCTTTTACATATACCGTAGTAGTCACAACAGTGCCAGACGGAGATTTTGCGTTAACGATAACGAATACGTTTGCTGAATCAGCCGTTACATTAGATTTTACAGCAGGAACACATACGGTAGTATTCAAATCTGCGAGCGGGGTATCTACAGCAGATTTCGTAATAGACGCAACAGAAACAACGGCTACGCAGGGTGATTTTACCATAGACGACGTGACGCTGAAAAGAATTGGCGAAGTAGCCTACTGGAAGATGAATGAGTCAGGTACGCCTGCAACATTGACTGACGAGACGAGCAACTCGCTCGACTTGACGACAAGTGGGTCTCCAAGCATGGTACAGAACGACTACGATTACTTGGAAGTAAATCGTCTTTTTGCTGATGTTGAGCTAAGTGCAGATAGTACACGATTTTGGTGCAATCTTATGCCAGCAGATTCTTTTTACAACGTTGGTTCTACATCCTTACCGTGGAAGGACATGTACGCAGATGCGTACAATACCACTGGTGAGGATTATGCAGAGATGTGGCGAATTAGTCCTAATGCGTTGACAGAAATAAAGAAAGAAATTGTACTACCAAAATCGGCAGTGTGGAATTTTAATAATAGAAATTTTTTCATTTTGGATACTAACACAGTTATCCAAAAAGGTGAAGTTGAAAAACGATTAACTGATTTGTATAATTTGAAATGGAGTGAAGGACACTCCAAGTTGGAATTTCGGATAAAGGATAAATTTAAAAAGTTTGTTGGCGATACAGTAGTTTTTGTTCGACAACAAGCGAATATCAAGCAGGGTACAGTTGTTATGTGGGATTTAAGTACCGTTGACCCGCTTGATGTTATTCGTTGTACAAAACAAGGCTTCGCCGGATGGTGGGGAATTGTTTCAGATAATGCTGGGATTCTTGGTGGAGGTGGAATTAAAAACGGTGTGCCTGTTACGGCGGTGGGGCGTATTCGGGCATTTGTAAAAGGGGAAGTTGATGCTGGTGATTATCTACAAACATCTGCTTATGGTAGTTTGGAAAAGTCGCTATCTGAGACGAACGTCATTGCTATGCAAGCTGTTCCTGCTGGATTGACACAAAGAGTTTTAGTATGGGTGGGAAAATGAAAAGACACATTTTATTATTAATTATATTTTTTATGGCAGAATATAATTTTGCTATTGACAATACAACAATTTATGGTCGCGGTGATTACCGAACACTTGAATATGAAAACATAGTTGGTACTTCTTGTGATTCGGTTACTGGCAGTGCTTCTGTTGACTATGATTATGAGATTAGAATTTTAAGTGTTAGCGGTTCTGATTATCGCTGTCAATACCGAAATCAAATCACAAAAGTTTATTCGAGTTATACAATCACGCCCCTAAAAGTTGATTCTATAAATGTGCCGGGATTTAAAATTTATTATTCAAATTCTTTAAGTGTTGGTGATCGGTTTACATTTCGATATGATACCGAAATACCAATTAAAATAGATAGTCTTGGTGGTGTCTATAACGCTTTTTATACCTATATGAAGATGGATTCAATTTTAATGGTCTCTGCGACACCTGATACCATTTTATTGACTGGTGGTTATAAATTTGGTTTAACAATTTATGCTGATGAGAATATTATGTTTCGTACAAATAAAATAACAAATTGGATTTATGTGAGAAAAAATGCCTATATGTTTGTGCCTATATTGATCGGTGCAAAAGATACTATGTTCGTAAAAAGCGCTTCAACATTTCCAGATTTTCAAATTTTTAGAGGCAAATGACAAAAACACGTAAACAATTGAGGGATTTAATCCGCGAGGAAATCCATGACATTATACGAATTGGTGGCAATGCCACAGGTGGCAGTATAATCACATTGACTGATACGGTGAATCTAACTCAGGCAGATGATTATTGGAATGGTCAATGGTTGCATATTATTAATACTTATGATGCGATAAATCCAGCGCCGCAAGGTGAAAGTCGCAAAATTGCAGACTTTGATAATGTAACAGCAACCTTGACAGTTGAAAAAGCTTTTTCTGCAGCAATTGATGAATTTGACTTGTACATTATTCCCGATTTCGACCATACAGAACGACTGTGACCTTAACAACGTCAGAAAATGTAAGATATTATGATTGTCCAGACGGCTTAGATTTGCAGGCTGGCCATAGAATTGATGAAATACGATACATAAATAATGCAACAAGAGAAGATTATCAGATTACAGGCTGGACAGTTGATATTTATCAGAATAAAATTGATATGGGCTCTTGGTATTCAGAGTCTAAGAGTCTCACAGTTTTTTTCACAAAACCACATGAAGATTATTCAAATGATAGCGATACAATTACTGTCCCTGAAAAGGATGAGGAGTTGTTAATCCGTTTTGTCCGTGCCCAGTTTTTCCTTTTGATGTCTAAAGAGGACTTTGATAATTTCGGTGATTTAATTCCATCGAAATGGACGCGGGGGAAAATATCAAAAGATTTTTCTTCAAGCAGAAAAAATATGTTTGAACTTTATCAAAAGGAAATGGAAAGTTGGCGAAAGGATATTGCTCAGCACGGTTTCTTATTTTCCAGAAGGGATAATGATATTCTGCACAATATAAATGAATGGATTCCGCCAATTGATTTTCAGAGTCAGACATGCTAATTGATAAAGAGTATTTAAAAAGAGTGAATATTGTCCGCAGGTCGCAAACGCAAGATGAAAGCGGTAATTATGGTAGCGTAAATGAAACCATAATTCATTATGATATAATCGCTGATATTCAACCCGATATTGGTGGTTTGAAAATCAGCGATTCAGGAATTAATTTTATTTCTACTCATAAGTTATATACAGAGGAAACCTTTACAGATATACAACTGCATGATGTTGTAATAGACGGCAGCGATGAATATGAAATAACTTTTATAGCCTATGGCGATGAATATAGTCTTAAAAAATTATGATTTCAAGTGACGAAATTTTAACAGCAGTTTTTAAAATCCTCGATGCAGATTCGACACTGCAAGGTTCTGCTTATCTGAACGGAAATGATAAAATCGAAAAAAGTCCTCAAAGACGGAAAGGGATATCTAATCCGTCAGTAATAATGAAAATGGGTGGAGCAGGGATAGATACAGAAAACAAATTACAAACTGCTCTAATCTACATTACCACGTTTGTTGATGACCTTAATAATGGAGTTAGCAATACACAAAAGCTGTCAAAGATTCAAAAACGAATAGAAAGTCTTTTAGATGACATAAGTATCACTATTACTGGAGGACGAGTATTTAATTGCTATTTAATAAACCCGCATAGCGGTGTATATTGGGATTCCAAAATTCCAGATGAACATTTTGTTACAAGTGCATTTCGTTTGCAATATATTGATCTGTCTTAATTTGCCATAGTTGGCGGCTCGCAAATTAAGATTTAATACCAAATCAAAGCAAGGAGGATTCCAATGTCTGTGGACAAAAACAATATCTCTATAAGTGGCACTTCCATGACTTTATCAATTGGTGGCAGGGATGTAGGCTATACAAAGGGCGGTGTGGAAATGGAAGTTTCAACCGAATACTATGAGGTTGAAATGGATCAATCTCTTACATCAGTAAAGCGGAAATTAATTGGCAGGGATGTCACTGTTAGAACAACTTTAGGCGAATCAACGCTCGAAAATTTAAGAGACGCTTTCAATTTGGCTGATAGCGCACTTGTTTCCAGTTCTCTTGAAATTGATCTGTCAGAAAAGGGAGAGGTGGAAATTGTATTTACTGGCAAAGGGCCAAATGATTGTACTCGAACCGCCACATTTTTCGCAGCCGTGATAGCCATGACCGGGCCAACCCCTTATCTTAAAGATGGCGAGACCGTTATCCCTGTTGAATTTCAGTGTAATTACGATGACACTGAGGAAGCACTCGGAACAATTGTAGATACGGCTGCATAGTTATGGCCGTTTATTTTTCGTCGCCCGCAAATGATAGCCCGACTGGATACGGCAGGGTGGCAACAAAACTTCGCCAGGCTTTGAGTGACTCTGATATTGAGATAACGGATAAGCCCCATAAATCAGATATTCAGATATGGTACGGCCAGCCGTTTAGGGATAGAAAACATGCAAAATCATATCGCAGACGGTGCAATACTTTTTTAACCTATACCATGTTTGAAAGTACGGTTTTACCAGACGGCTGGGTTGACTTTATTAATAATCGCGAAGGACTCTTGACTCCCTCTAAGTGGTGTGCTAATTGGTTCACAAAATGTGGGGTGAAAGTTCCGATTGATATTTTACATCATGGAGTTGACCCAAAAGAGTTTCCATTTTTAGAGCGTCCAGTTGACCGTAAATATTTTACTTTCATTTGGCAGGGAGTTAATCCAAGAGACCGCAAGGGTTGTGAACTTGTACGGACGGCCTTTAAAAAACTTCGCATGAAACACGCGCGGTTGATTATCAAGGCCACACCGGTCAAATCACCGCGTTTGTATTTGGAATATGGAGGAATGAAAGAAATTTGGGATTGGTATACTCAAAAGCAGATGCTTAATCTTTTAAAAGAGGCCGACTTTAGTATTAACCCGACATCGGGGGAGGGCTTTGGCAATATTCCACTTGAAGGAGCAGCCACAGGTCTTGGGGTCGCAGTGACTGATTTTTCAGGATGCAAAGAATATCTTGATGACCTAAAGCCCAATATGATAGGTATTAAATGGAAAAAGAAGCCAAGCTATTTCAATTCACTCGGCAATGATTTTGGTTTCGATGCCGCACCACAACTTGACCATATTTGCGCAATTATGGAATGGGCAAATCAAAATCGTGAAAAAGTGCGGGAAATGGGAAGGCAGGCATCTAAAGCAGTCCATAAACGATGGACTTGGCAGAGGCCGATAAATCAATTAAAAAAAATATTATCTCGATATGAAAGCCTATGATATTAGAATATTTGTGTTTCTTGGAATTGCTATGATTGCAAATGCTGTCATGGACGCTGCTGACTTTTCAGCAGGTGGCCAAGAATTGAAATTTGCATGGCATTTTTTGAAATGGATTATTTTTATTCCATCTGTTTTTATTGCCGGCTATAATTATTTTTTAGGACGGTTCGGATGGTTTTTTAAAAAACGCCATAAAGCATTTTTCTTGGCCTATTTGATATTTTTGTGGCAAGTCGTTTACAATCTTTTCAGAGCATTCGTTTTTCACAATGGCGTTCCGTGGTGGTTCTAAATGCACAACTTGGCCTATAAAATTATGGAGATGAAACTTTATCAAGTTCATTTCAAGAATGCCAAAGTGCTCGATGTCGGCAGTTTGGATATCAATGGAAGCTATAAACCTCTAATCACTCAACGAGGCTGGGAATACATCGGTCTTGATTTAGTTCAGGGCAAAAATGTAGATGTGGTGTCTAAAGACCCTTTTCGATATCCTTTTCAAGACTGCGAGTTTGATATTGTAATCTCTGGCTCTACGATGGAGCACGTAACCCGTATTTGGGACTGGATTCCTGAACTCGTTCGTATTTTAAAACCGAAAGGATATTTGGTAATAATAACGCATTGGTCATTTCCATTGCATCGGTATCCGTTAGACTGCTGGCGGATCATGCCTGATGGATTCCGTTATTTGTTTGAAATGACTGGTAAATTAGAACATTATGCCATTCATATTGCCAATGAAACTGATATTGTGGCATCGGCTTTTAAAAAGGAGAATTAATATAATGAGAATATGTAAAGTATCAATTGTAATTCCACATTTGCCAAAAACAAGAGAGGATAAATTACAGCGATTAATGGATGCTTTGAAAAAGCAAACAGCAGATTATTTAGAAATAATTATCAGCGAGGGCAGTGGTACAGCTTTTAAGAATAATAACAAAGGCTGGAAAAAGGCGAAGGGGAATATTATTTGGTTCTTGGCTGATGACGTTATTCCCGAACCAAATGCCCTTGAAGAAGCTCTAAAGATTTTTGAAAATGAAAAAGTCGATGGAGTTGAAGGATATATTTACGGCAAGCTTAATCGAATATATGAATGGGGCTTTATGTCAGGACACATCTTTTATACTAAAGCGGTTCTAAGAAAAGTTGGCGGGTTTGATGAACAATTTACCGGATGGCGCGGCGATACTGATTTAGCTTGGACAATAATTGAGAAGGGCGGCACTATTAAATACTGTCCGAGTTCACGAGTTGAACATCCAGAGAAATCAAGCACTACGCCTGACAATAAGGCTGAGCGGTTATTAAAGAGTAAACATCCTGAAATGTATCAAAAGGCGAAAGCAGAAAATCTATTAGGATGCCTTTTATAAGAAAGGAATAAAATGAGTAAAGAAAATTTAAAAGAGGTAGATAGATTAGTTAATGTACCAGCAACTTTTGATATTGGCTCAAAGACTGTTAAAGTTGAAGCCCTGCCTGCAGGTGCGGTAACACAGATATACAAACATCGAATTGCAAAGGCAAAAAGAGTAGATTTAGACCTCTTAAAAAAAGAAGCTAATAAGGGAAAAGAATCAGGCGAGGAGCAGCTTGACACTATTTATGATTTGCTCGAAAAAAGGTTAGTAACTGATAGCTATGAAGATTATCAGCTCATTCGTTTGATGTTAATTCCTGCTAAGGTCTGGACAGAAAAAAGAGGAAATTTTGAAAAAACAGATTTCCCCATTGCAATTGAAGAACTGGAATGGCAGGCAACAGAGTTGCAATTAATTCAGATTATTGATGAATGGACAAAGCGTAATCCACGTTTTGAACGTCAAAAAAAAATTTTAGAGATGGGGATGGAAGAAAAGAAGGAGATATCATAGACCAGATTTTGAGCGGCATCGTTATTCTTTGCAAAGAAACAGGCTGGAAACCTGAATACGTAGTTTGGGAAATGCCTTGTGCATGGCTATTCTTGATTTTAGATTACTGGCCAGTCTATGAAAACAAAGATACAGATACAGATGAAGCTCAAGGGATAGATGAAAAATCTAATAAGCAAAAAGACATTAGTGAAATAGATTCTGATTTGTTAGCTGATTTTGGATTAAAATACAATCATGCCTAAGATAGGGAAATACAGGGATATTAGCAAGATTACTCAGGCTTCAGTTAGATTCGGACATGCCCAGAGATTAAAGGCTGGGCGTGTTCAATTAGCCAGAGCCAGAGCACGATTAGATTTAATCATAAAAGAAATTGAGAACGAATTAAGCCCAGAGGCATTAGAGGGTATTTTAACCATAATGCAAAACATTGCGAAAAATCCCTCACGTCCTGGAGCTTGGCGGGATCGAACTGGGAATTTGAGGGATTCTATCATTATAGAAATTCTAAAGCCATTACAGACTAAAATAATTGATTATAAACATGGACAAACAACAGGCCGCAATGACACGAAACAAATATTAGGTTTATTGATAGCAGGAATGGAATATGCGATTCCGCTTGAAGTAAAAGAGGGTTATTCAGTTTTAGGCTATGCGGTTGAATCAGTTAAAAATCGAATGACTCCAACATTGGTGAGAAAATTAAAACTACGAAAATTGAGGTTCAAATAGAACAATGTTAGTGGATCGTTTACATTACGCGATGGGTCTCGATACCACAGGTTTAAAAATGGGTGAAGTCCAAGCAATGCAATCGCTGAGTCGAATTGATACTAAATTTTATCAAGTTTCTAAAGGCGGTCCAGTAGCTTTGGCTTTAGCAATTGGAGCTATTGGAACTACCTCTATTTTATTGGAGTCGAGATTAGAAACAGCCTTAGCCGAAGTCGGAACTCTGATTGATAAGGACGTTAAGGATTTAGGCGAACTAAGGAAAACTATTATCGGCTTATCCACCAGAGTACCGCAGGCGGCAGAGCAATTAACAAAAGGTCTTTATCAGACCATTTCCGCAGGTGTTCAAAATACACAGCAAGCATTATATGTTTTAGAGACAGCATCTAAAGGAGCAGTGGCGGGACTTTCCGATACATACACCACAGTAGATGCGATTACAAATGTATTAAATGCTTATCAAAAAGAAGCCTATGAGGCTGAGCGAATTTCAGATATACTTTTTACGGCCATCAAAGAAGGTAAGCTAACAATGGCCACATTGGCCCCAACAATTGGGCAGGTAGTTTCCTCTGCGGCGTTGGCAGGAGTGACTTTTAAAGAAGTGGCAGCAGCAATGGCAACAATGACAAAAGCCGGTTACTCAGCGGATGAATCAGCAACCTCTTTAAATAGATTGTTTTTGGCAATTGTTGATTCGCAAGAACAAGCCAAAGAAGCAGCGCGAAAAGTTGGAATCGAATGGTCTGTGGATGCAATGCGTGCTAAAGGATTCCAGAGATTCATTAAAGACCTTAACGATGCCGCCGGTGATAATATAACCTTATTGCAGCAAATAGTTCCTGAAATTCGTGCCTTTAGAGCAGCTTCGGTAGTTGCAGGGGTTCAGGCAAAAGAGTTTTCTCGAATAATGGACAGTATGGCTAAATCTGAGGGAGCAACACAAAGAGCTTTTGAACAGATGGCCAATACTATACGCAACAAGTGGGTATTGGAAAAGAATAGGATTTTATCAGGATTTTATGAATTAGGCAATAAACTGATGCCAAGTGTCGTTGAGTCATTGAGATTGGTAGGAGACGCATTTGAGGGCGTGGGATTAGCAGGAGAAACAGAGGCAAAAAGACTGCAAAGAGAATGGTGGAAAGTAGGCACTCAAATAGCTTCTGCCGCTGATATCATTAATCGAGCAACAGCTTTGCAAAAAGGAATCACTGAGGCTATGAAGCCAGCCGCTACTTTGCGTGAAATGGAGGAGGCTGTTGAATTTTTAAAAATATTCCCTTATATGAGCGAGAAAGCCCAAGAGGTGCTTAAAAAAAATGTTGTAACTTATTATGATTATCTTGAAGCGGCAAGGCTTGAGTTAGAATATTATAAAGAAAAAGAGGATGCGGTTAAGGAAATTCAAAAAATTGAAAATGAAGGGAGAGTTATAGTAATTGAGCGTATTCTCAATGAAAAAGGCTGGTATGAATATAAGGTTACAACCGAGAAAGATATTTTGGAATTACAGAAAAAGCAGAGGGAAGAAGCCGAGCGAGCTGCAAAAGAAGCCGCTAAGGCACGGTCGGAATTGTTAAAACAAATGCGAGAACCGAAATGGCCGATCTGGAGTCATGTACCGGCTTGGGGATTACCAGCGATGCGTGGCTTGCCAGAGCCTTATGCTCCAGCGAAGCCAACTAAAGTGCCAGTATATACAAAACCCTTTACATTGCCACCGCCTACAAACCTTGATATTACAACATCACTGCTTGAACAATTTTGGGTAAAACTTGACGAAGGAGGCTCTCATCTTGCAGATTGGCTCAATACTGGCGAAAAATTAATCAATATGCTGTCAAGAGGCGACCGAGTAGTATTGCAATTCACCAGTAATGTCGGTGATCTAATTTACTCAATTGGAAGCGGAAATTTAGCGCAATCCATAGGTAGCATAATTAGCCTATTTGAGATGTGGGCTTCCGAGAGTCAGAGGGCGGCTGAAAGGCAAAGGAAACTGAATGAGCAGTTAAGGCAATACTCTGATAGTTTGAAGGAAATGTCTCTTGTACAAATGCAGCAGGCCTTGTCGTATTATCGTGAAATACTGAAAGGCTTTGAGCGTAGTCCTCAAACAGACAGTATTAAACAATATCGCAAGTATTATGAGGAACTAATAAATATCACCGAGAAAAATATCAAGGAGTTTGGCAGATTAGATACCGAATTTACAGATTTGATTGAGCAGTGGAATTATGAAATGTCGATTCTGGATATTGACGATCCAGTGCGAAAATTAAAAAGATTGATTGAGCTTCTTGGAATCAAATTGCCCGAAAATACTGAGGAAGGATTAAAAGCTATTGAGATATTCGTGCAAACATTATCCCGTACCGGTAATGTTAGCCAAGCATGGGCAGCGGCATTTCCGAATATTCCACTACCGCAAAATCTAAATATCGAACAGTTAAAAGACATTGTTGACATTTACTCTGATTTATTAAGAGCGATTAAAGAGCAGTCTCAAAAAGCGCAGGAAGATATAAGGAAACAGCAAGAGCAGATCGCATTTACCAGAACAAAACAAATTACTTACCGACAAGCTGATGTACTGATTGAAGCAATGTGGTCGGTTGATCTGTGGGTAAGAAAAATATATGAATTACTCGCTGCTAAATTAAGCCAAGATGGTGGCCGTGCTATGACCCCTGTCACGACTGAAACATTTTCGGCCTTTACACAATTTGTAAATATTAACGCACAAAATGCAAGAATAGATATTAATCGAGCAGATATTAGTATTGCAGGCGATGGATTTACCGGCAGCAATGAAATAGCACGTATAACTTATGAGGATACAAAAAGAACTATGAGGGCGCAGGGTATTGTTTGATGTTACCATTTGAAATAAAATATGATGGAGTGGATTGGGCGACCTATGGTTTTAAATTAGCAAAAGAAGGAATAAAAAACAGAGATACACTCCCGCCATTGAGGACAAATATAGAGCCGGTACCGGGCGTTGATGACCCGCTTGATTTTGGTTCTGATTTCGGGGAAAGACATGTTTACATCACTGGCCATATTATAGGCACTACGCACTCTGATTGCAGGACTAAAATCAAAAATCTGCGTGATAAATTAGAATCGAATATTTCAACATATAACTATAAACAGCTAATATTTGGAGATGACACCAGCTATGTCTATCAAGCCGTTTATGACGGAACATTTACTGTAAGATATATTGGCTCAAGCCTAACATCCAAAATTGCATTGGTCACAGTGGGCTTTATAACTAAAAAAGATTACGGAGCAGTATCTTAATGCCTGGAATCAAAGACAGAAAATATTCTTTAATTGTCCGCGATGCTGATGACACGACAACATTATGCACTTTATCTGGTTCTGAAATTATAGACGGCAATGTAATAGATGAATTAAATGCAGAGCAAACGCTGACTTTTACGATGGATAGGACGGCAAGTGATTTTTCCGATATTGCCATTAAAAATATAATAAGATTAAACAATACCGAGACATCGACATACGTAACATATAGAATCAAAGATATTAGAGAATACAGGAGGAGTCTAAGGTTAAAAGTAGAAGTTTATTGCGAACATTTAAAATATGACTTGGCTGATATTATCGTTAAAGAGCGTATCCAATTTGTACAGCAAACGCCGACAACGATCCTTAATAACAGCGTTTTGAAATATGCAACCGATTTTAGCTTAGGTGAAATTAAACCTAAATTTGCGATTGATTTTGACATTGAATATGAAAGTTGTTTAGAAATCATTCAAAGGCTTGCGGAAGTAACTAATTATGATTACGAGATTATAGCAGATGGCGGAGCTAACCATAAGAAAATTTATATTCGGACAATAAACAATACGACAAATGGCACTCCGGGCACGGCTGCCATTGAGTTCAAAAAAAATCTTAGAGCGGTATCACACGAGTCAAAAATAAGCGAAGGATTTGCCACAAGGATAATCGCTATCGGGGGAGAGGCTGAACCTGCACAACGATGGGCTTATAAAAATGCTATAAGCGGTGATATATTGAATGTTAAATATGCCGCATTTGTAGCGAATAGTTATGATAGCGGGACAGGTTGGATTAATGTAAATTCAGAGAGGCTGTTGACAAGGGATGACGCTCTGAATGGCTATTATGCTCTTATAATTAATGGCAGTCCGACAGATTTAATAAAGGAAATTCTGGATTGTGATAAACAAAACGGATACGACAGAATAAAGATAGCAACAGGGCAGTCCGTACCTAATGATTCTGTATTTTATATTCTTGATAAGGATGGTACAACAGCAATAGATTTTGTGCCGGACAATGTTTCTGAAAACAGCTATGATGTTACTGAAAAAGTTTATGTTGATGAAAGTCTTTCAGAAGTTTACAACTTAGCTGGACCGGAAGATTATAGCGATTTATCTGGAACTTACAGCAATGGTATATGTCAGGGCTGGTCAAAGATAGGTTCGCCGACTGTTTCTGAAAATACAACATCAAGTCATATAAAAAATGGCAGCAAAAGTCAAAAAGTTATCGCAGGTGACGGAGAGGGGATATATAGAAATATTTATCTGCATAACAATGAACCGTATTCTTTTTATGCGTGGATTAAAATCACTTCTATTGCATCTGGTGCAAAATTAGTTATTAGACAAAAAATAAGTGATAGTGAATACTTTCCTATAAATGCTGAAACAGAAGAAGATGAATGTTATCTTGAGGAAACTGGCTGGTATCAGGTAATAGCAGAAGGCGCAGTCGCAGGGGCAACAGGTGATTATCCGTTTGAGATATTTGCTGATGGCGGTTCGGTTACTTTTTATCTTGATTCTGTTGTTATTGTTCTTTCAGAATATATGCCTATGATAGATGCCTTTGTGCCGCATTGCTCAAGAAAAATGCTTTGGGAAAGAGCAATTGAACAATTGAGAAATATTAATAAACCTAAAATAAGCTATGATGTTAAATTTTATGATTTGTATGAATATAATAGCGGCACATACAGCTCTGATGAGTTTAAAGTTGGAGACAGTTTAAGTTTGGTTGATTCAGGACTCAATATAAATACAACAATACGATGTATTAAAAAAAGCTGGAATTTGTTAAAACCATGGATATGTAAAGGTGAGTTTGAGACATCGTAAATTAACAATTGCCGATAAAATAAGAGACATTCATATTGACAGCCGAAGGCGGGGGCGCATTACAACAAGGCTGAATTGGCATAGAGTACAAAAAGGCAAGGGGGATAATATAATATTGCCAAATGTTAGGATATTAGATGAAAACCAGAATTTAAAAGAAGCGAAAGCCGTAGCCTATTCAATCTATAACCGTTATAGCGATAGTGAAGCCGTCAGTGCAGTTGAAGAAGCCGATCCTCTTGAACTTAAAGCGCAAACAGTAAAAGTTAATGCTGGCACTGATGAAACAAATCAAATTGGCATGATTCTTTTTGGCAAAGGTGATACAGTATATCCGCTTGTCAATGTAGATTTTGTGACAGGCGCTGGCAGCCCGAACTACTTAGATCAATGCCATGATGTTGCAATTCATAATGATCATATTTTAGCAGTTGCAAGGGGGAATGATGACGCACTGACAATCTGGGGGTCAAAAGCAAATTTAATCTCTGATCAGCTTGGTGTAGTTAGGGGGGCAGGCAGTCCAAATTATTTAAATGAAAACATAGTAATTTTTTTAAAAGACAATTTTATTTATTCCGCTGCAACTGGCGATGACGCTTTGACAATTATTGACGTAACCGATCCGACAAGCCCTGTTCATGCAACCAGTATCGTTGGTGCTGGCGGGGTTAATGGCAACTATCTTGACGGCGTGTATTCAGTTTTTGTTCTTGAAAATTATGCTTACGTAGTTGCCAGATTTGATGCAGCTTTGAGTATTTATGATGTATCCGATCCATATAATCCCGTCAAAAAAAGTCATGTTTCAGGCAAAGGAGGCGCTGGCGGACACTACTTAGATGGGGCCAATGATGTGTGGGTATACCAGTCTGGGCAATATATTTATGCAGCAGTTGTGGCGAGAGCTGACGGTAGTTTGTCTATCTATGATGTTACCGATCCAGAGAATATACAACTTAAAGATGTGATTCACCATAAAGAATTGGGCGGAGTGGATGCTTATGAGCTTGCAGGAGCTATCAAAGTACAGATAGAAGGAGACTATGCTTATGTAGCAACCCGGTTTCAGGATGCTCAAAGCGGCAGCGAATATTTTAACAGCGGCGAGCGTGTGGGTTCGGTTACGATTTTCGATGTTTCGGATGTAACGGATATTACACATGTCGGTGAAATTCATGGTCGCGGTTCTGGCCCGACACAAGGTGGATATCCAAACGGCAAATATTTAGGTGAGGCTCACTGGTTACATAAAGTTGGAAATTATTGTTATGTAGCAGCCTTTTGCGATGACGCTTTAACAGTGATAGATGTTTCAACCCCCAGCAACCCAACACAAGCGGGTTATCTTACTGGGGCTGGGTCACCGACATTTTTAGATGGCCCGGTGAGTGTGTGTGTTAATGGTAACTATGCTTATGTAGCGTGCTATTATGATGACGGTTTTCTTATTTATGATATTTCAGACCCATCTTCAATAACACGTGTCGGTGGGAGAGTAGGACAAGGAGACCCCTACTGGCTTCATAAAAGTCATTCAGTTATTTACAATAATGGTAAAGTTTATGTTGGTTCACGTGGATATGATGACGCAATCACGATTTGGAGTGTAGAAGATGGTTTGTGGTTAGATTCAAGCCCAAAAGGAGTTATTAAAAATGGCGATGGTGGTGCGTCAATGGATGAACCAATGGCTGTTGTTGCTAAATCAGACTATGCTTATGTATGCGCTTTAGGCAGCGATACGTTATTAAAAATAGATATAAGCGATCTAACGAATCCGACATTGGATTCACAGGTTACGCATAATGGTTCTACACATTTACTTGATGGATGTGCCAATGCTTTTATTGCAGGAAATTATATTTATGTTGTTGCTACAAATAGCGCAAGTTTATCTATTTATAGTCTGACAGGAAGTTTAACTAATCCAGTCGGCAAAATATCTGGTGCAGGTGAGTCGGGAAATTATCTTGGAGGAGCACGCGGCATCTATGTTCTTGAGGATTTTCCTGAAACAGGCAAAGATACGGCTTATGTTGCAGCGCAAAATGATGACGCTTTAGTCGTTATTGATGTAACGAATAAGGCGTCTCCGCAGCGTATTAATCAGGTTTCAGGGACAGGTATAAAAGAACTCTTAGATGGTGCAATAAATGTGGTGGTAGATAAAAACACCGGCTATGCTTATGTAATAGCAAGATACAGCGATGCTTTGACGGTATGGGATGTTTCAAATGTGGATGCAAATAACCCGCCAATTCGAGTGGGGAATATTAGCGGTGCTGGTGCTCCAAATTATTTAGATCAACCTTATGGAATGTGCAAAGATGGAGATTATGTATATGTCGCTTCGTTAAGTGACAACGCATTAATGCAATTTGATGTAAGCGATAGCATTCCGAAAGTAAATAAACAATTAAGGGGATCAGGTGCTCCAAATTATCTTGGCGGGCCGGTTGCGATATGTGTTGGTGAAATTCATAATACTAAATATGTCGTTGTAGCATCTTTCAATGATGACGCTATATCTGTAAATAAAATATCAGATGTGGGTACAATGAATAAAGTCGGCTTTCGGAATATTAATGGCACTTTGCAATTTAGAAATGCTTTTGGGGAATGGATAAATTTATCATAGAGGTAAAGTATAATGAAAAAAATAATTGTTATTTTTATTTTGCTCTCTTTTACATTTACTAATGGCAAAATAACCACCAGAACGATTATATCTGAACAAGATTTATGCGGGTATTGGCCTTGCGATGAAGGAACAGGTACTGTTGTCGCTGATCATTCTCAAAATGCAAACGATGGGGAATTAGATGGGGCTTGGACGTCAAACGGCGTACTCGGCGCAGCTCTTGATTTGACCAGAACAAGCAGCGATTATGTGAATTGCAGTGATGTTTGCAATATGGGGACATCGAATTTTACTATTTCATTATGGGTAAAGTTTAAAGATTTTGATGACGGTTATGTTTTAATAAGTAAATTTGTTAAAACGCCAGTAGCCAAAGGCTATTATATTGCCTGCAATACAGATAGTAAAATATTCTGCAAAGTAAAAGATAGTAATTCAATTTCCAATGTGACAGCAGACTCAGTTCTACAAGCAAATACATGGTATTTTATAACGCTTAAAGCAGACCGCTCAGATGCGAATAATGGACTTAAAATTTGGATAGGAGATGAAGAAGTTAAAACAGGAGAACTTGGTACAGGTGATATTAATAACAATAACAATTTCTATATTGGCAGACATTATGATGAAGATTGGTATTCCGATGCGTACATAGATGAAGTGTGGGTGTTTAAGAGATTACTTTCAACAAGCGAAATACAGACTTTGTATAATCGAACATCACCGGAAAACAAACTTAAAACCGGATCACAGTCTATAAAATTAAAGTCGTCTGAATAAGGATTATGAGATGGATATGGGTACTGGAATAGCATTAGCAAGTTTATCAATTGGGTTTTTTGGTGCTGTTACAACTGCGATAATAAAACTTGGCAGGAATAATAAACACGTGTCCAAAGAAGTTTGCAATTTGAAACATTTAAATTTAGAAAAACAAATTAGTGCAATGACGAAGAAATTAGATGAAATTTATGAGTATGTTTTGAACCATAAATAAAGGATACCTCAGTCTCGGCATGTTTGGCGACTCCCCTGTTTTAAAAACATTTATCGAACGTAAATGGCCTTTATGGTTTGCTCGAATCCGTGCGCCTTGAGCTTGATGAAATAGATGCCGGATGAAACTATTTGGCCATTAATTACAGTGCCGTCCCAAATAACTCGATGACTGCCGGCTGGGCATTGCGATTGTATGAGTTTTTTAATTTCCCTGCCCTGTAAGTTGTAAACAGACAGGATAACTTCGGAAGGTTCTTCTAAATTAAATCGAATCTCAGTCGAGCCATTGAAAGGATTAGGATAGTTCTGGTAAAGCCTGAAAGCGGAAGGATGGGTTTGTTCTTTGACAATTTCGACTGAGGTGGGTGGCGGCGGATTATAAGCACCATATTCGATTCCATTAACTTTAGCGTAAATGAGATTGGTAATAGGCCCGATGTCGGGGGCGTAACAAGCTCCATTACTAAATACGATACAATGCTCAAAAGACCCAGCCGGAACAGTAATCGTGGAATCATAACTCATTATTGAAGTATCAGCAAAATCAATCATAAGATATTGTTTATAAATTTTTGGTGGAGAATATTCAGCAAAATAGGCGATACCAAAAATTTTTGATGGTGGTTCTATTAAAACCCAATACTTAAAACATCCAAAATTGGTATAGTCTTTATTGCAGTAAGGATCAGATATACCGCTACAAAAAGAAAATGTCAAACTATCAAAAGATGACTTTTCCTTTACCTCAATTTTTGTGAAGCTGACTTCATCCCAATTATTCCCATTAAAGGCTGGCTCTTGAAAAATCCATTCATTTCCAACAGAAATAGGCCAATATTTAAACACTAAGGTTGAATCATTTGCAATAGCGAGATTGAAACTAATGCAAATCATTACAAAGTAGCTTAAAATAATCAGATTCTTTTTCATAATTTACTCCTTTTCATTATTACATCTACTATTAACAAATAAAAGCAAATAATGAAAAATGCAGAAAAAAATTTTTAGAAAGGAGATTTAAAATGAGACGTTCATTCTTAATTTTGATGTTAGCGATCCTTTTGCTGTTATCTCTAACAAATAGTATTCTGGCAAAGGGCAAAGAGTTGGCAATTATTTATTGTAATAGGTTCGATAATTATGTTGAACAATATAAGATGTATAAATCTTTGCTTGGTTTTGATGTGACATTGAAAGACGTTGATGACTTTAGCCCCAAAGATACTGCTCATGTTTGGCAATGGATTCACAATACTTGGTATCCGGGAAATAATCATTATGTCTTTTTATTGGGAAATGTTAGTGAAATTCCATCAAATCGCGTGAAATTTTATAATTCACCTTATCCAATACATACTGATTGGTATTATGCTTCCCATGATCATTCAACAAGCGCTAAAAAACATACAGCCAATTTGATAATTGGAAGATTTCAAGGTGAATCAAATGCAAATAAAGCTTTGATAAAATTGCTTTATTATGAATTCAACCCACAATCATATAATCCAAAATCAGCAACTAACATGGCCGCATATAAACGTGATAATGATCCTAATTGGCGTTTTTATGCACGGAATGATTATAAAGCATTATATGATTTTAATTGGGGACCAATAGATTCAATGTTTTTTGATAATTCACCATTCAGTTCATGGACAAATCCTGATTCTATTGAAGTCCATTGGGCAAAGAATTTTCTTGTATTATATTGGGGGCATGGAAATATTCATTATTTTGCTTATTTAAACAATGCAAATCCAGATTTAGATTGGTCTGTTTCGGATTTACCATTAATAACAATTGAAAATAATCAATTTTTTATTATTACAGGATGCTTTCAAGCATGTATAGGCACTTATTATCAGCAACAATTACAAACTAAATGGAATTTGATAGATCAACTATTATGTCAAACTAATTACAATTACGAAGGTCCTATTGGCGGTTTTGGCAAATACGATTCTGATGCTGCTGTTGTTAACAATTATTATTATGAAGGACAATGGTATAATAGAACTTTTGCTGCTATAACAGATTCATCATTTAATACATGGGGACAAATATTTAGAGGTATGGTGAGAGATCGTTTTGGGACAGATTCTTTAGTGTCAGCTCATACAAGTTATGTAGGCGATCCGACTCTTTCAAAAAGAACAAGCGATCCGACTACCTCAGAAGCAGCTCCCAACTCTTACCTTTCAGTTTCAGCAAATTCGGTAACTGCTTATTCAGGCCAATATCTTAATTATTTGACACGGGTATCAGCCTATGCACCCAATACGGGATGGTTTGATAGCCAAACTATTATAGCTAACGAAACGGCAACTTTTAATACATCAAATCGTCCATTATATGTTGCATTCACAAGAGATAACGCCTCTGTAAAACCGACAATTTGGATGACAGGCGGAACTTTGACAAAAGATACTTGGATGATCGGAAAAATAAGAATTAACGGCGATTTGACTGTTTCGTCTGGTAAAACAATGGAGATATTTCCCGGAGCAGAATTGCTTTTTAAAGCCAATACCGATGACCGTTCTGGCGGTTATGATAGCAATAAAGCCGAATTGATTATTGAGGGAACGCTTAAAGCGGATAGTGCTACATTTAAGAGCACTACTGCAAGCGATAATTCTTGGTATGGGATTGTCTTTGATGAGGCAACAAGTTCCTCGTATTTAAAGAAATGTACGATTCAAAGAGCACGGAGAGGTGTAAGAGCACAGGATTGTTCTCCGACAATCGAGAGCTGCGACCTTGATCACAATCAATATGGCTTATGGGCTATTGGCGGCAGTTCATCGCCAACTTTTAAAAAGAATGATATTGCTCAAGGTTCATTTTCAATTGCTGTTCAGAGTTCGGCTGATCCAGATATTCTTGACAACAAACTTAGCGGATTGACATGTATTTACATTCATAATGGCGGTGATCCCACAGTTAAAAATAATGACTGCAATGGACATCCGAGCGGAAACCAACAGGTCTATTCGACTGGTTCAGCAACAGGCGGTACTTTTGGAGGAACATCAAATACTGGAAATTATTATTCTGATGACGTAAGCACATCGGTAATTGCTTTGGATGGCGGAGACTTTTCTTTTAATTACGGCATTTTTGAAGGCCCCGGCAGCTCTTATTATATCAACAATTGTACAGGCAATTCTGTTGATGCAGAGAATTGTTATTGGGACGATGGCGGATTGCCTTCTTCGTCTTATTTCAATGGAACGGTTGATTATGATCCTGCATTAGCCTCAGGTAACGAGCCGGACGCAGGGACTACTTGGAAAATAAGCGTTTCACCATTTGCAAATGGATTAGGACTTGTAAAAGAAAGAAAATTTGCCCAAGCCATTCCAGAGCTTGTAAATGCTTTAAGAAATAATATTGGTCGTCCTGATGCAAGGAGAGCATTATCCAAGCTATCTCTTGCAATTCGTAAAACGCATAGCGAAAAAGATTATTTGAAATTTTTCAAAGATGTAGTTGAAAAATCACCAGATCAATCTATTAAGCAAAAGGCGAGGTCATTTTTCTTGTATTATTATGCAGGAATTGGTCAATTATCAACAGCCGAACAATATGCTTTAGCCGCACCTAAAAACAGTCTTTTCGATAGAGAATTGTTGTTGGATATGGTTTACTACTATGCTTTGGCTCAAGATGAAGATTCTGAAAGTAGAATTGTCGGATTATTAAAAGAGCGATATCCAAATGACGAAAATCTTGATCGAGCCATTAAAATGGCAAAATTAACGGTGGAAGATGATCTTGCTTATTTGAGATATAAGGGAAAACAGGTCAAGGCCAACGAATACCGCTTTGATGAAAAAGATGAAACATTGATTTTTGCTTGTCCAAATCCATTTAACGCAACCACAGCGATAGCTTTCGATCTTCCGAAAAGCGCCCATGTTAAATTCGCCATTTATGACATAACTGGCCGATTGGTGCAATCCTTAGTGGACAAATACATGGATGCTGGCCAGCACAGAATTGTTTGGAATGGTAAAGATAATGCAGGTCGGATAGTGGCAAGCGGTCTTTATTTTGGGCAGCTTGTTGTAAATGACAAGCGGCAAACAATCAAAATGGTATTAACAAAGTAAAGAATTAAAAACCCAATGGCGGCTATGATTAGTCTTGGCCGCCATTGGTGAAGTAATTTGGCAGTTGGGTACAATGGTGGAATTGAGATGAAAATTATTCTTTTAAATTTTTTCGTAATACTGGGTTTGGGGTTTAATGTCTTTGCTCAACAACCCAATATTCCACAAGGTTCAGAAGTTAGATTGCAGTGGATCGCTCCGCCAGATACTGATGTCGTAAAATATATTGCTTATTTTTCAAGTGATTCATGCCATACAAACTTTATGGCAATGTACATTAATGAATGGACAGAACAAGATACTTGTGAATATCGTTATAATCTGCATTTGGATTTGGGTGAGTGGTGTATTGCAATGACAGCAGTGGATCGGGCTGGGAACGAATCGAAGCCGAGCGAACCTTTCTTTTTCAATGTGATGGATGCACCGCCGGGAAGGCCAAGTTGTGTAATTATTAAATTAATAAAATAGCGAGGTGAGATTTCGATGTTCAAAAAAATCTGGAAGGCAATAGACGGCAGCAAAACCACAATCGGGTTGGTTTTGTGGACTGCGTCTGATTATGCCGGCGGATTAAATTTGCCGCTCAAAATTGCGGCTGTAATTGTTGGAGGCGTGGGAGTTGCCGATAAAGGTAGGAAAATTAATAAGGCGATAAAAGGAGGTGAGTAATATGGATGAGCCTAAAACTGGTTTAAAGCCCATCGAGGTTGCAAAGGTTCTATTTCGGACCGGAGAAAAACTTTGTACTGATTATGAAGAAGATGAGCACCTTGACATCGGCGAAATCAAAGATGCCATTTTCCAAACGATGAGCGACCTTTGGGATGAATATAACGATTAATTACACGTGTAATGGGATAGCGGGAAACATCTGATGAAGTCAGATAGCCCGCTATTTTTTTTTCTTGGTTTTTAGATTAATTATTCATAATTTAATTAAACAAAAAGCAGGAAAACGAACTACAATTTTTTGTAATATTTTTGTAATATTTTTTGATAAAAGATGTCAAAAAATGCACTTTTCCATTAATTTTAAGAAAATACAGCCTATTCTGTGCTTGAGTGAACCAATTGTAAAATAAAGAATTAATCGACATGCGCCAGTAGCTCAATCGGATAGAGCATTGGCCTCCGGAGACAAAATTAAAGTGACATAACTTATTGTAAAACCGATCAGTAATTTGCGATTTTGTAAGAAATTTGTAATATTTTTTTTGTTAAAAATTGACATTTTCCAAATCTTTTTTTAGTTCCGCCAAAGCAACATGCTCGTAGATTTTTGTTGTTTGAACATTCTTATGGCGGGCTGCCTTTTGTGCCAGGTAGATATTTTTCGACTGCTTTACTATTTTTGTAATGTAAGTATGCCGGAGAATATGTACGGGGCTTTTTAAATGGCTTAATCCTGCCCGATTCAATGCACGCCGAAATCCATTCGTTAAATAGTCTTTTCCATAAGGAATGACCCTGCCGCTATATTTTCCTTCTCTATTTAAAAATTTCAATATCCTCTTTAGCTTTGGATGCAATGGTATAAAAACTTCATCACCATTTTTAGTACGTTCAAGAAAAATTAACTCGCCATTAAAATCTATATTCTCCCACTTTAAAGTCATACATTCTTTTCGCCTCAATCCTGTAAACCTCATTATCAGCCAAGCCAGCCGATAGCCCGAGTACCTGCTTGAACGGCTTGTTGAAAATTTCGGCAATGCCTTGTAAAATAATTTTTCTTGTTCACTTGATAAAACATTTGGCAAGGGCTGAGCAGCTTCAAGAAAATCTACCTTCTCAAAAACATCGGTAGATATATAATCTTTTTTCTTTGCCCATCGAAAAATTGTTCTGAGGTTTGCAAGCTCTTTATTGACCCCGCGTCTAATCTTTTGCTCCCGCTGATAGGTTAATTGAGCAGGCGGAACTTGCGTTAATCTTTTCTCAAGTAAATAATCACGGAAGCGGTGAATTGCAACATGATTAATTTTGTCTAATCTGAGAGCTTCATCAAGGAAGGATATTAGAAGATTTAGAGCATAAATATTTCTGCTTATATCTTTTTCATGTTTTCGATTTTCGGAATAGACTTTTTTGAAGTCTTTAAGAGTGATTGTTTTTGAGAATGGTTCAGAAAGTTCGTTTGCCTCTAATTGATTAGCAAATTTTTTTATGTCTTTTAGATTTTTCTTTTGTTTATATGAGATATATTTTTGGCGGGGAATGCTGTCTTTGTAATAATAAATCCGATAAGCAGTGCCTTTTTTGAGTCTGATTTTTTGGATGTGAGCCATTATTATTATCTCTATTATCGTTTTGGCACTAAAATAAAAGATATTTTAGATCAGCAGTAAGATGGGGAGGAGGTAAATTAGGGTCAAATTGTTGAGCTTTCGCTATCTCAACATCAGAGGATATTACATTTACTCGATTTGAAAATTCTATAGTTAAACTGAGCGTTGGTATATTCATAACAACTAAGCTCACTTGCCGCTATGGTGCGTCAGCGGAATAGCGGTCATCAGGTGCAGCGCCTTGTTGGACCCATTACTTTATTTGGGAATGATTCCCTTTTTCTGTAAAATTGTTTCATAGTCTTGCTTATTCATAGGACATTTTAATAACTTAATTGCTTGATCATTTTGATCCAATTTTAATTGCTTTTTTAAAAATTTAATTAGGTTGATACCATAATCTTTGTACTTTGAACCATATGATGTTTTAGCATAAGCACCAGTTCGTTTTCCCTCATATTCGTGATAAAAATAATTATGATCACCATGCTCTTTTACAAATCCCTTTTTTAAGAGACTTCTTTCAATCTCTTTTTTTGGAATCTGCATTTAATTACTCCTTTACTATATTCGTAAATAATGCTTTTAATCTTTTTGCATAACCAATTATTTTATTTTCATCAATTTCCATATAATAATTCCAAAAATGGATAAATGAAGAATTGAAATCTGACAAAGCGTCTTCTTTTGAAAATCCAATACCGTGAAGATTTAAATCATCATTAGATACTATGAAAACTTCTTCATTATTTTCCATTTTAAGAGTAATTGGCCAATTTAAAATTAATATAGTATTATCATTTCTAATTTCATTTATAGGCAATTCCTCAATATCAAAAACTTTATCATATACACTCACATGTTTGGGCACAGAATAAGAAAAAGTGTTTTTACTTTCTCTAAATTGATTCGTCGTATATGAAATGCCTGCAAAAAAGCCAAAGCTAACCCAAATTCCTGTTGAAGTATTATAATCAAGATCAGTGTACATCTTCCGCTCCCTTATTCCTTAGTTCCCAAGCATCTATTTTTTCTTTTAACCAATTTAGTAAATTTTTTGCAGAATCTATATCCATAACTACTCCAGTTTGTACTATTCTTACAAGCTCATAACCAGATGTGTCAATTTTACTTTTTATGAGATTACCTAATTCATCGACAACATCAACAGATGATTTAGGTAATGGAGGCCGATCATGTAAAAAATTTATTTCTACCATTCCTTTTGCATTAACTCCTCCCCAAACACTGGTAACAAAGTGGAGTTTATGATTATCGGGTATATGAAATTTAATTTTTAATTCTTTTTCCATAATAATGTTTCCCTCCTTTATTTATATATTTGCCCAACATTATTTATGCAAAAGCTACTCTCGAATGAAATGTTGCGGTGTAAACATCAGAACCTGCTTCACATTTTTGAATGAGAAAAGTACCTTCTTTATATTTTTTTCTTGTTTCAATCAAAGCATCCAATTCAGAGTCGTATGTTCCGATAACTTTTTCATTTTTTATTACAAGTACTTTCCCGTTGTATTTTTCGACAAGTTCATCTTGGTGGTCAACAAAAAATCGGAATTCTTTTTCTAAAAGTTTTGACATTTTTTGTTACCCTTCATTTTTTGAATCAGCATTTTGTTATAGTATAACAAATTTTAAAATAACTGTCAAGCGCAATTTTATCTCTTTTTATAGGAGTTTTATTAGTTTCTTGCCTGATATTGCAGGAAGATCATGTGACATCAATATTCATTACATCTTGCGGTCCAGATGCCATCATCTTCTTCTTGAAAAATAACAGTGAGAATTATGTAATGTTCGGTAGGCATTATTACCTCCAATTTTTGAATATTATTTCACAAAATAATCCAGCGCCTTAAAGAATGCGCTGATCAAAATAAAAGCGGTAATGAGCCAGATTTTGAGTCTAAGTTCCAGTTCTTTAATATCTCTTTTGAGCGATGTTTCCGATTCTTTTATTTTGCTTTCGATTTCTTTTAGGTCATGTTTTGTTGCCAATTCTCTTAAATCAAGTTCATGCCTTAATGTCACATCTAAGATATCTGCTAAAGCATAGGCTTGTTCTTTGCCGAATACAGATTCTAATTTTTCGATTTGGGATATTTGCATTTTCTAATCCTTACAAAAGCTGAATAACCTGTATTAAACGATAAATCGTTTCAAATTGATTTTTAAAAAAACATTCTGGGGGATTAGTTTGCGAAATGAGCAAGATTTGATTGTTCTGCTTATAATATTTTCTAATAATATACGAATTATCTGGAAATGAAACCACTGCAAATTTATTATCTTCTATTGGGCTGTGTGGGTCAGCGGTTACAATGGCATCTTTTTTTATTAGGTCGGCCATTGTATTGTCTTTAACTCGTAGTGCGAAAAGACGATCTTTCCCCTCTTGAAACACCGTAGTAATCACTCCTATTTGTAAAGATTGAACTGTGGCATCCCAATTGTCTAAAGATTTTGGCGGGTATTTGAACAAAGGGATGTACATCAAAGGTTGTGCCAGATGCGGCGGGAGTCCTAAGTCCTTGATATACTGATCAAACTCACTAAGCGGTGTTATAGGTTGATACAGTTCAATGTCTCGCCATGATTCAAGGTCTTTTTCCGATTTTGGCGGTTTGTAATAATAAATCTTGTCACCCTCGATCTTGAACTTCCTGCCAGTGCCCTCGGCGATCTTGCGGGCTATATTTCTTTGAACACCTTTAGTTTTATTATTTAAAATCCGATAAAGTGTGGGATGTGAAATATTACATTGTAAAGCCAGTTTTTCTGGACTCAACCCATCTTCATCTAAAATTTTATCTAATTGATCTGAAAAATGTTTGGCATTTAATTTCATAAAAATTAACGTACATGTAAATTAATTTGCAAAATGTACAAAAAAGACTTGACAAATCATGTTTTATTTATTATATTAGTACAGTAATGATAATTATGCAAAAATGTTAAAAGGATATTAATATGGACAATAATAATAAGCGTAAAATGTTAGCGGTAGATTTGGAAATTCACAGGCGTTTGAAAATTCAGGCAGCAATAAATAACCTCAAAGTAAAAGAAGCTGCAAATTTGTTTCTTGACGAAATTCTTTCTCAAAAAGAGAACGAGCAAACAGAACTTCAAACGCAGGCTGCGTGAAATGCTGCATAATTTTTAAGGAGCAGAAAATGAACAATGAAAATGAAAAAGAGCTTGCATTATTAGAATTTCCTGATGATGCAACAAAATTAAGAATTAGAATGTTAGCAAAAGGTGGCACATGGATGCCAACCAATGACATTGTAATGAATATTGAAGAAAAACTTGATTTTTATCATTATCCATTTTTATTAAAAATTGTTGCTATGGGACAAGATGACCAATCATAATACCATTCGGATAAATTTGACTCTTTTTTAATGCCACACTCATCTTTGCAATTACAATCACTCATTCCTTGAAGCTTGGGAATTGGTGATAACTGCTGATCAAGATTTGAGGAAACATACGCAAGTGTTATTGTGACATTCTTATTAAGAACAGGACATTTTTCAATGCGTGGCTTTGACATTTTATCACCATTTAGCTTGTAAGAATTAAACAAATGCCAAGCAAACAGAACTTCAAGCAGAAGCAACTTAAATTTTGTTAAAAGAGGTAATTTGATGATGAAACATAAGAATATTGATAAAGAACTCAGGTTGTTGCTAAAAGCATGGAAAAAAAAGGCTCAGCAATTATTTCAATTACGTGATGAACTTAAAAATGCTGAAGAATGGGACCTTTTAGGTATTAAATATTGTGAATCTGTCGCTATTACATATGCTAACCATATTCTTGAAGTCGCTGAAATATTAGGTATCGAAATTACTTCTAAAGAATTATCAGCAGAAGAAAAGGAACGAATATTTAATCAAGTAATAAATGAGCCAAAACCCTTAAAAGTTTTTTTAAACACTAAAACCAGGCAGATCAGCACCGAGGAAATGATTTATTAACTTTTCAAATAAAGCAAAAGGTACACTGATGGCTTTTTCTTTTAAAAAGTTTTTAGCTTCATTCCATGGTCCATTATTTTTAGCAGATTCTAAAAATTCATGGCCGGACCATGTCAGTCGTTTAGGATAAATTAATGTCTCTTGATCATAATTGGCTATATGTGCAACGATTAATCCTGCTTCATGTAAAATCAATAAATGATAAATAATTTCATCTTGATTGTAATTTTTGATTTCTAAAAGTTTATATTCTGATTTTAATGGTAATTCTTCTATTTTAAAGAGTATTTCTCGGATCAAGTCCATGTTTCTTTTCATAAAAATTCCTTTCGGGAATACTGGTAAAGAGCAATTTTAGCTGGCCTCAATCGAGGCCGAAGCTGCTTAAAAGATTTTGTTAAAATAGGAGTCTTCAATGTCAAGGATGGCTTTGCCTTTAGAAATATATTATCAATTAGGATTACACCTTAACAATAGAATTAATAATCGTCATAGAAATAGAATTTTAAAAATTATTGGTGATTTCCTTTTTTCTCTTGGATGTCGAATCCGATTTGCTGCAAAAATTGATTCAGATTATGTTCTTTTCCTTCTGGAAAAATTGCAACAGAACGGATATAATTTTCAGGGATATAGAGATAAATTGACTTTTCTTCATTTATGTCTTGAAAACGAGCAAAAGATTCAATCCATAATCCATAATTTAAGCCAAGAACAATATAACATTTAAATTGATAAAAGAATGTTTTTGTATCAGGTGATAAATTTTTTATAGCATTTGACGGCATAAACGGATCAAAAAACATTTCTTCATCGAGCGGTATAGAGATAGAAAGAAAAGCTGGTTTATTTAAATATTTTTCTGGTGTTTCCATTATATGTAATATATTCAATTTTACATTGAGAACAAAAATGATAAGAACTGTTAGAGTACTGTATAAATTATTCTTAGTTAAGATCTGTAATTTACATTTAGCATCTTTTTGTAAAATATGTGGTGTTAATGTTAGAGATTTTTCTGTTTCAGATGATATTTGGTTGAAAGTAAGAGAACATATCAAATTTGGGAATACTTTATGTTATAATTGTTTTTGCGATATATGTAGAGAAATAAATCTGCCATCAGTATGGGAATTAAAAGAATTAAAATGATAACGGGCCTGCATGGTATTTTGATTAATTATTTGCTCTTGCATTCATTGCATTGTTCTCGACCAGCAGGTGGAGAATTTGATTTAGTCCATCTTTATATTTTTTAATGAAAATGATTTCAAAAATAATTGTTATTTGTCGGCATAATTATCAATTAAAATTCATACAGCTATTTTTTAAGCTTCTTTGTTGCATCTCGGAGAGATTCAACCAAAGATTCCCGAATTTTCCTTTCGGAGAATTCTTTAACATCTTTATAATTGGAACTGAGACCGCAACCATTACAAATGATTTTATCATTCGGTTTGGGGTTCGGTGGAATTTTAAAAAGATTACTGCCGCAATTCTTGCAAAATAATTTAATCTTTATTTCTGATATATTTTAGCTATGTCTTTCGATGACTTACTTGATTACTGGACTAACATGTTTGGAAAGCGTGAGCTTGTCAAGAAATCCGAAGCGATTCGCTTTTTAGGATACAGCGATATACGTACACTCAATAAACAAATAGCCAAAGGGCTAATCAAATTAACACGTTTGGCTAATGGCGATGTTAGAATACATAAAAACGAACTTCTCAATTTTATTGAATACGTAATTTAGGAGAATTATAATATCCAGCTAATGGAGATGGATTATTGTTCTTTTAAAATATTCCCCAGAGCTGCCATTTAGAGTTTGGCGACTCACAGCTCTGGGGACTCCAAACCAAAGCAAGGCTTCTGGAGACCTAAAGGGGGTCTAAAAGAGGCCTTTGCTATGGGGGGTATTATACTTTTGTATAAAAAAATACAAAATAATTTAAAGAAATGCAAGGAAATTAAAAATCAATTTTGGTAATCGGGCAACTAAAATTGATAAAAGTACTGCAACAAATGGAGGGCAACGATATGGAAACTTACATTCGAGGTGACCGAATGAATATGGCCATTGCACATTTATTGAGCAACGCTATCAAAATGATGGTATCGAGAGGGGTTATTGGCAAGCAATCGGAGTTTGCGGAGCGGGTGCATATCAGTGAAAATATACTCAATAAGAAGCTGACTGGTTTGACGCCTATTCATCTTGAGGAGTGGTGGATATGGCGGGCCAAGATTGAGGAATTAGACCCGGATTATGCCCATCGCTATTTGATAACAACTTTATTAGGTAAAACTGTATAGGAGTTGCGGTCATGGATTCGACTATGTTTTTGATGCTTTTATTTTTGGCTTAAAAGAAAAGTCCACAGGCACTGTGTTTTTTTAATAAGACAGTTATGGAAGATAGCTTTCCCTGAAAATTGGAGTGAGTTCGTATGACTTTGCAAACAAAATTGAAACTTGCCATGACTCGAAAAGGCAGAATAATTCTACATTTCTTGTGCTTTCTTCGTGATTATAAATTTCTTTGGCATTTAAAAGGGGTTTTAAGGGAACTGCGTCATGTCTAAAAAAATTATTTGGTCTGAATTAAATAAAAAAGATTGTCAGGTAGTAAGATATTGGAATGACATGGTGCTGATATTAAATCCTATGTTACGAAAACCGACATGGTTTAAAATTTCTCAAAAAGGTCATCTCTATTTTATTCATTCCCAAGCCAACCCGCCTTATGGCTTTGTTATTAAAGGCGGGAAAAGGCTTTTAAAAGAAATGGAGGAAAGTTTCTAATGTTATCATATTGCCGGCATTGTGAAGATTGGACAGAGCATTATGATATTGGCAGCGATTTCTTAGAGTGTGATGTCTGCGGCACGGCTAAAAGCGCTGATGAAATAATAGACGAACTTGAGGAAAAATCAGAAAATAATTACAAGGCCTGTCTGCACAGGCAGGCGGTTTTAAAGAATCCTGCTGAGTTGGTATAATGGAAAATACACTTGATTTAATTAATGACTATAAAACAAAAATAAACGAAATCAAATCGCTTTTAGATGAATTGTACAAATCTCGAATTAACATAAATCGGCAAGCAATGGAAAGGCTTCAAATTGAGCAGAAAAAAATACTTGTATTGGAGGTTTGACAAATGAGAATTGACAAAAGAGGTATGAGCCAAGCCGAATGGCTCAAAGAAAGAAGAAAAGGCTTAGGCGGCACAGATGCCGCTGCTGTCTGTAAGCTTAACCCCTACAAAACTCCCCTTGATGTCTATAATGAAAAAGTTAGTTTAAAACCCCTGCAACAGACCGAAACAGCCGCAATGTTACGCGGCAAAATGCTTGAAGATTTAACTGCCCGCTGGTGGGCTTCTGATTATGGATTTAAAATCCAGCGTGACAATACAATCCGAATCCACAAAAAGCATCCTTTTCTAATTGCTGATTTAGACAGGCAAATTTTAAGTGGAAATGGAAAAGGCACAGGGGTTCTTGAAGTTACCACAACCTCACGCAGAGCATTTGAAAGCTGGCAGGAAGATGGAGCGCCAATTTATAAATTTTGTCAGGTTCAGCATTATTTAAATGTTACAGGTTATTCATGGGCGGCTTTAGCTGTACTTATCGTTGACGACTGGCAATTGAAATCAATCCCCATAGAACCCGATCAAGAATTTATCGAAATGATGGAGGAATATGAAGTCAAGTTCTGGCTTGACTATGTCCAGAAAAGAATCCCACCAGACCCAAGTACCTCAGCAGAAGTTGTAAAAAGATGGCCAAGGCATACAGATGGCAAATTAATAGAAGCAACATCTGAAACTTTTAATATTTGGGATAGGGCTTGTTCTGTTAGAAATCAGATCAAACAGCTCGAAAAAGAAAAAGAAGAACTTGAAACCACTTTAAAAAATATCATTCAAGATGCTGAGGGTCTGCTATATCAAGGGCAGCTATTAGCAACTTTTAAGCAATCTAAAGATACTAAACAATTCGATAGAGAAAAATTCAGGGCAGAACATCCAGATTTGTATGAGAAATACTTAACTGCAAGACCAGGAACCAGGCGGTTTTATTTAAAAGCAATTAAGGAGTGAGATTAATGAACTTTTCACATTTAAATTGAAAGGAGTGCACCATGCAAGTGGCAGAGAAAGCAAAAAAAGCTATGAAGGGGGAAGCTGGTGACAATGGGAATGGACAAAAAAATCAAGTCCCGAAAACTTTAGTACATTTCAATTCGTCACAGATTTTAAATCTACTCGAAAGGTACAAACCTCAAATTTCGCAGGCTCTGCCCGGCCATTTAAAGGCCGAGCGCGTAATCCAATTAGCGACAACCGTTATTTCCACCAATCCCGATTTGAAACAATGCACACCGCAAAGCTTAATCGGTGGAATCATGCAGGCCAGCCTCTTGGGCTTGTCATTAATTCCACAATTCGGTGAATGCTTTTTGATTCCCTATGAGAACAAAAAGATGGGTTTTATTGAAGCGCAATTTATGATTGGCTATAAGGGCTATATCAAAATGATGCGCAATACCGGGCTTGTGCAATCGGTCGATGCGCAGGTAGTAAGAGCAAAGGATGAATTTAAGTATGAGCTTGGCCTTCATCGTGACATAATTCACCGCAGAAATGATTCAGAAGATGAAGGCGAAATGACCCATGCCTATGCGATAGTTTGGTATAAAGACGGCGGTTATGACTTTCGGGTTTTGAACCGGCGGCAGGTCATGGCAAGAAAGGCATGTTCCAAAGCGGCGAATTCCAAATATTCGCCGTGGAACAATCCCGATCAAGAAGAAAAGATGTGGCAGAAAAGCGCTATTCGGGACTTGTGGACTTTTGTGCCGATGTCCGATGAACGATATCTCATAGGTGCTCTTACAGATGAAAATGTCATCACACCGGATATGTTTAGCATGAACGGAACAGGGGTTAAATTGGATAGAATCGAAGAAGCTCAAGTCGTGGAAGAAAAGCCAGAGGAGAAAAAATCAGAGCGAAAGACGAAAAAAGCCAGAAGCAAATCAGCAAGCGTAGGCAGGAAAGCTAAAGACGAACCAAAGCCAGAGGAAAAATCCGAAACAGAATCAAAAGAGCAGGAATTGAAATCAAGCGATGAATTTTTGAACAAGGCTTTGGATTACAAAACGCTCATTGATGACAGAAATTTGTCTTTAGGAATACCGCCTATTCTAAAAAAGCATAATGTTGAATCGCTCGAAAAAGTTCCGCCTGAAAAAGAACAAGAAGTTTTAGAGGCATTGAAGAAATTAGCGACCGGATAAACATTAAGTGGGGATATCTCATAATGATATCCCCACTTCTATAAAAAGGTGGTGGTGAAAATGCACAAACTGTGTGAAATCATTCTTGCTTTAATTTTTGGATTTATGTTGATGTGCTTATTTGTAGAAATAATCATTGATATCATTAGAATAGCAAAAACAGAAAGGAATAGTGAATTAAAAAATGATTTCTAATACAGGCTTAATCTTGATAGATGCTTTTTTCATTTTTTGCGCAATCAGCGCCTTAGTCTATGTAATTCGAGTTCGATCTCGCATAAATAAATTTATCACAGAATTATGGCAGGAAACATTTCAATCGAACTGGTGGGACAAATTGGGTTATTGAAATGGTAGCGGTTGAATACTTTGACAAAGATGACAAAATAAGAACTGGACTTTATATTTCCGAAAATAAATATGGGATTCAAGTAAAAACTGCTGATGGTGAAATTATTTTGGTAAAGCGCAAAAATTTACGTTTTCCTGAGCAATTAAAAAAGCAGGGCAGTCAACAAACAAATAGTTCAATTGTGGCATGTTCATAATTTCAGGTAGGAAAATAGGTAGGTTGTCATTGATTGCCCTGCTGTTAATTATGGAGATTGGAAAAAGGATAATTGTTTGATGACAATTAGGGAACAAATAGAACAAGAGGTAAAGAGTGAATTTAAAAAGCGTCCGGTTGATTGGGAGCGGATGTTGAAAAGGGTGAATGAAAAACTTGAGGGCTTTAAGAAAAAGAAGGTTGAAAATGGCCAAGAGATTCACTGACACTGAAATATGGAAAAAGCGTTGGTTTAGACTGCTAACTCCCGCGCAAAAATGTTTTGTTATTTATCTTTTCGATAATTGCAATCATGCTGGAATTTGGGAATATGACCTGGAACTTGCTGAATTTTATATCGGCGAGAAAATTGAGAATCCAAAAGATTTTTTACCATCTGATTTTGAAATTGTCGAAATAGATAATGGCGAAAAGTGGTTTCTGCCTAAATTTTTGTTATTCCAATATCCGCAAGGGATAAATTCAAATCAGCGTGCAATTATTTCGATAAGAGCCATATTAAAAAAGTATGGTTTGTTGGATATTGCTGAAAAGATTTTTGAAAATAATGGCCAATTTGAATTAGAGCAAAATGATAAAAAAAGCATTGATGAAGCCATTCCAAAGGCCAATGGCAGCCCATTTGAACCCTTAACAAACCCTATGGAAACCCTTAGCAAACCCTTAGCAAACCCTATGGAAACCCTTAGCAAACCCTTAGCAAACCCTATGGAAACCCTTAGCAAACCCTT